TTCTTTACTAGGAATATTTATTTCAGTTTGGTTAGCTATTTTTGTATTAAGTGTTGTTTTAATCAAACTTATTATAGGAGTGCCTATTAAATGAACTCGGCCGCGGCGATTATATCGGAGCATCGATTAGTGCTGGGTTAATTTGGTTAAATTTAGCACTAAACAAGTAAAACTAGCAGTCAACTTATCCAAAATACCCCAAAAATAGGGGTATTTTATTTTTGCCGTCGAATAATTTATATTAAATATCTGTATGGAAAATACTACTCAAACTCAAATTACTGTAGCTGATCTCGATGCTCTTCGTGGTATAGTAGATCTTGCAGCACAACGCGGAGCATTTCGCGGTGCTGAATTAACACAAGTTGGAATTGTCTTTGACAAACTTACAACTTTTCTAAACACGGTTGTGGAACAAGCCCAAGCGGCAGCCGCTACTTCCGAAAATGGAGAAACGCCAAACGCCACTGATGATTCATTACCCAGTGACATGACCCAAGGAGATTAACATGGCACAAATGATGAAACACGTAGGTAGAAATAATGACCGTAAAGTATTAGTACTATATCGTGAAGTTCCGGGCGACACTCATATGTGTTTGGTAATTTATCCCGAAGTACTCAATGCTGCATGGCAAGATGCTATTCAGAAAGTTGTAGAAAGTCCTGTTGGCCAAGAAGCTAATCAACTGGCCGATGCGTTACATCGTTCATTACTTCCGGATGGTCGTCCTATTCTCGAAACACTACACAGCGAGCGCATGATTAAGAAAATTCGTTGTGCCGATGTTATTATGACACCCACCACTAATGCCAACGTCCGTTTAGATGAACTTAATAAATTAATTAACGAAATGAATCAAGGCGAAGAAGCTCGTAAAAAAATGGAAGAAAACGAAGCTAGTCGTGGCATGGTTGATCCTTCCGTTAAACGTGCTGCCGAAGCTCGCTATAAAGAAGAACAACTTGCTAAACAACAATCTGCTGAATCTCGTTTCCAAGCACCTAACCCACTTATAGCACCCCAAGACGGTGTATTAAATGACCGTCAGATTGCCGCCAACATGGTAACACAAGCTAAACGCATGGAACAAGAAGCTAATGCTATGATTGCAGAAGCCTCACGCATGAAGAAAGATGCTGAACGTATGGTACCAGGTGTAACACCAAGTGAAGCTACTTGGACTCCTCCGGTAGTAGAAGCTCCTAGACGTCGTGGTCGTCCAGCCAAGTCTGCGGTGAGTGATGCAGCCAATTGATGAATTGTTGGACCAGTGGGAAATTATTGTTAAAGAAGTAAATAAAACAGATGTTCCACTGGAGTGTATTAAAAAAATTGTAATTAAATTAACTGATGGCAAACAACGCACCATCAACTTACACACGTTAATCAAACAAGGTTTACAAATTGAAGATATTGAGCAACTGGTAACCCGTACATTTGGGGAATTGGATGATCAAATCAAAGATGTTGATTTTGTAGTTGATATTAAAAGTGTAGCAGCACTAGTTCAACCAGAAACTGATAAGATATTGGGAAAACTTTAGGTTGTAAAAGACCTAAAGTTTTGTTACAATGTACTATGGGAATCCGCCCTTCAACTCGTTCATCAACAGCAGAAAAATTATTTAAAGCACCCGAGTGGAAACTCATCAATGATAAAGCAGTTAAATTTTCTGATGTTAAAGTTCACGAATTTAATATGGGTGATGTTGAGGATCCAGATATCTACGCCGCCCAGCCATTATCTGAGTGGCAAAATTCAGAAGTAGGGCAATGGGTTATGGAACATGCTATAGAAACTCCTTTTTGGCATCGAGTAATTAATCCGTACACGTTTGGTCATACATATTATGTAATTGCTCGACTCAACGAACAGGATCAAACTTTTTGGGCACTTAAATGGCAAAAATCTTAGTAACTGGTGGGCTGGGCTTTATAGGCCACAATGTAGTTCGTGTACTTGAAAGTTTTCGGCATGAATGTGCTATTATTGATAATAAAACTGACTACGATATTATTCCCAAAGCAGAATTAGATTATATAATGCTTGAACGTTTATGTAGAATAAAAACTCGCGATATTTGTATTGCTAGTATTGAAAAACCTTTTGACGATAGTATATTTGAGGGAGTTGATGTTGTTATACATCTTGCTAGTTTTCCCAGACAAAAAATTGTAAATAAAAATCCTGCTGCAGGAAGTAGAGTAATGATCGAAGGATTACTTAACTTATTAGAACTTAGCGTAAAACATAATGTTAAAAAGTTTGTGTATGTTAGTTCTAGCATGGTTTATGGAAATTTTAACAAACAAGATTTGTGCGATGGCATTGACGAAAGTTCTGATTGTAAGCCTTTTGGTCAATACGGCATATTAAAATTTGCCGGAGAAATGTTAGTTCAAGATTATAATAGACAATATGATTTAGATTATACTATTATTCGACCTAGTGCTGTTTATGGTCCACACGACGTTGAAGATAGAGTAATTAGTAAATTTTTAACTGCCGCTATGCGTGATGATATATTAACTGTTAATGGTGTTAACGATTCTTTAGATTTTACTTATATCGATGACGCTGCCATGGGGATAGCTTTAGCCGCTATAAGTGACAATACATCAAACACTACTTACAACATAGCTCGCGGTAAATCTTATACACTTTTAGAAGCTGCCAATCTAGTTGTCGACATAGTTGGCAAAGGATCAGTGCGTGTTGATAAGCGAGATTTTAACTTTCCTATTCGAGGTCAGTTAAATATTATGCGAGCGAAATCAGATTTTGGATATTACCCCACTATTGATTTAACCAAAGGTTTAAAAGAATATTATAACTGGATTAAAGATATATGATTGACGCATATTATGTTCCTATTAAAAAAATAAAAACAATTGAATGGAAAGGCGATGCCAAAGCATTTGACCTAGAGTTGTATAATTTAGGGCAAGGATACGATGAATTTATAATAGCCAATCCTGATTTTGAAGGGTTTCAATTTTATAAAAACATAAAATCATTGCCATTTATAAAATCTGATCGATGTATTGTTTGGAAATACAATGGAATCTGGATCGCCAAACATTTTACAAAAAACTGGATTATTGAACAGAAATATTTTGAAGTTGACCTTGAGCTTGAGTGGGAATATAATCCCGATGTCGATATTAATATTAAATTTAATACACCAGATATTAATGATTTATATGATTTAAGATATGAAATGATATGGTACATAGATCCTAAATTCTCAAATGGAGATAAAATTTGGATTATGAAATGCCGCCTACAAAACAGTGAACCGGTGGGAGAAAAGGATATGGGTCATATTACTCCAGATGTTCATATGCGTATAATATATAATCCCGACCTTCCCGAGTTAAAATATCCTATAGACTTTAATATTGCGTGGCATGATTTCAAATACGAATGTGTGTGGTATTTAGATAATAAGTTTACTCCGAACAGTGACAAAGTATGGGCCGTTAAAGTTAAAACAAGAGGAGGTGGTACTAAATTATTAAAAGACATGGGATATGTTACTCCCGATGTTCATACTAGAGTTATTCGTAATCCTGACATTCCTGACATAGAATATGACAAAAATTTTAATATAACTTATGAAGATTTCAAATACGAATGTGTGTGGTACTTAGATCCTAAATTTAGGCCAAACGGAGATAAGGTATGGGTAGCCAAGGTTAAACTAAGAGGTGGAGACAAAAAGCCATTAAAAGATATGGGGTATGTGTCACCAAAGATAGTATATAACCCAGAATTGCCTAATTTAGAATATACAATATTAGAAAATATACCGTATTACGAGTTAGAGTACGAGCATGTATGGATGATTGATAGCAAGTTAAGTAACGAAGTTAAAGATGTGTGGGCAGCCAAAATTTCGCCCGCTAAACCAAAAGGTACTAAGATTGTTGGTAATATTAAAGTTAATTTACCCCCATTAGATGTAGTGTTTATAAGTTACAACGAACCTAACGCAGAAGAAAACTGGCAAAGAGTTTTAGAAAAATCGCCAAAAGCATTTCGTGTAAACGGAGTTAAGGGAATAGTTAATGCCCATAAATGTGCTGCCGAATTAGTTGCCGCTGATATGTTTTATGTAGTAGACGGAGATGCTTATTTAAATGATGATTGGAGCTTTGACTATCAACCTGGAATATTTGATAGAGATTGCGTTCATGTATGGCGTAGTCAAAATCCAGTAAATGGATTAGAATATGGATATGGTGGTGTAAAATTATTACCTAAAGAGTTAACGCTATCTGTTGATCCATCGAGTACAGATATGACTACTAGTATTAGTAGTAAATTTAAAGTTATGTCACAAGTAAGTAACACTACCGAATTTAACACAGACGCATTTAACACATTCAGGAGTGCATTTAGAGAATGCGCTAAACTAGCTAGCGGCATATTAAAACGACAACTAAACCGAGAAAGCAAAAAGCGTTTAGAGATATGGTGTTCTGTAGGCAATGATAAACCGTTTGGAGATTGGGCAATTAAAGGAGCTCTAGCTGGTAAAAAGTTTGGGCAGGATAATACTGATAACACAGAAGTGTTGGCTAATATAAACAATACCGAATGGTTGCAAGAGCAGTTTAATTTGTTGCTAACAGACCATGCGCTAAATATTGTTTTATTAGATTAACCAGACATGACAGCTGACCTAGGATATTATAGTGCTAATGGTAAAAAATTTACCAATAAAATTCAAGCAATACTAGAGGCGCAAACAAACTTATCAGATGTCACTTGGGACTTTCATTGCGATACATTCAATCGTATTAATTGGCAGGAGGAACCTTCACTTTCATTGGATGCTCTTTACAAAATCAGAGCTCAACAAATTCGAAATGATTATGATTATGTTATCATCATGTGTAGTGGTGGTGCCGATAGTACTAATGTTGTAAAAACTTTTCTAAATAATAACATACATATAGATGAAATTATTGGTTCTGCCCCAATGTCAGGGTTGAATAACTGGAACTGGAACGATAAAGATACTTCAGTTAGTAACACTATTAGCGAAACAAAATATGCGCTATTTCCGTTGCTAAACGAAATTGCAACTAGTTTTCCAAATATAAAAATTACTATTAATGATTACTTTGAAGATATTACCAAATATCAAACAGATAAATGGTTATATGAATGTTTAGACTGGGTCAATCCTGTAATTAATGCTAAAGGAGATCTAAATAAATTTAAACATCTTAAAGATTTAGCAGAACAAGGAAAACGCATTGCTATAGTATGGGGTATCGATAAACCTATAATAAGATATAACAACGATGGTAGTCTATGTACACTTATTACAGATTTAGGTGTTAATAACGCAGTTCAACCTTTTGATAAGGATTATCCTAATGTTAGTCGAGTAATATTTTACTGGGGACCTGAACTGCCAGAAATGTTAGTAAAACAAAGCCACGCTGTAGCAAAGTTCATTCATAAAAAAGAAAACTTATGGTTAACTGATTTAGTTAAGCAAATGGGCGGTGTTAAATTATGGCATGAAGACCGAATTCAAGAAGCAGGTACTGTCAAAGGTGATTACCAAAGAAGCATTGTGCCAGCTATATATCCTACAACATATGATAATGTATTTCAATGTCAAAAATCAGCTATATCATTTTTGTCGCCTCAACACGATTGGTTTAATATCCTACACAAAGGAACACACATACATCAGATGGTCGAAAGTGATTTCAAACTATTTTATAAAAACATACACCCAAAGTATCTTGGTTTAAACAAAAATAGCTTTATAACATTTCGACAAAGATATAACATAGGACATTATACAAAATTTATGGAGTTCACTACATGAAAGACTATTTAGGATCCTATAAAGTAAATGAAAAAATATTCTTTGACAAGATAGAAGCTATCTTGGAAGCTAATCATACAAGTGCTGATATTAGTTGGGATTTTCATCAAGATAAATTTAGAAAAGTCGATTGGCGCATCGAACCTACATTATCTTTGCGCGAACTTTTTAAAATTAGAGCTCAACAGATTAGAGATGAATACGATTATGTAGTAATTATGTTCAGCGGCGGGGCAGATAGTACAAATGTACTGTATTCTTTTTTAAACAATAACATTAAGATAGATGAAATTGTAGCAGGTATTCCTTTATCAGGTTTGCGTGATTTCAAAGCAAGCCTAGATACAAATTCTGCTAATAACGCAAGCGAATGGTTACTTACTACAATGCCAGCGTTACAAACAGTTTCGCAAAATCATCCCGAGATAAAAATTTCAATTAATGACTTTTTTGAAAATATGTTAGAGTTTAAAACGGACGAGTGGATCATGAAATCTTCTGATTTTGTACACCCAACTACGGCCGCCAGGTATAGACTTGATAAGCTAAAACACCTCAAGGCTCTAGCGGATCAAGGTAAAAAAATTGCTATCATATATGGATCAGAAAAACCTCAAGTACAACTTATCAAGGGTCACTTTATAAGTACAATTTATGATGTGGGAGTAAATGTACCAAGGCAACCATTTGAAGATTTCTATGATAATGCGGACATTGTATTGTTTTATTCAACTCCTACTATGCCTGAAATATTAATAAAACAATCTCACGAAATTATTAAAGCTATTCATTTGCAACCAAGATATGAATACATAAAAGGTCTTATGTTTAATCACGATAGTCCGCCAGAAGTTAAGGCACAATACGAAAACAGCTCCTACCAACGGGCTATTGTTCCTATTATATACCCAGATTTAGATATGACTAAGGTGTTCCAAGCTAAAAAATCTAAGGACTTCTTCATGGCGGATCATGATAATTGGTTTCACGATTTGCACAAAGATACTAGAATAAATCAATTAGTAATTAGCGATTTTGAAAATTTTTACAAGTCCATAAACCCCAAATATCTGTTTCCTAAGGGTAATAAAAATGGTTTTATAAACTATCGTAACTCCTATGTTATAGGTAGTTTAGAAAAATTTAAAGAATTGTACATAAAACCATCCCAAATTTAGGGATATAATTATTTGCAAAGGCTAAATAATACTGTATTATCTAAAGGAGATAAAATGAGTCAAACTAAAAAAATTACCTGGGTTATTGCCCACGATCCAGCATATTTGTTCATCCGTGCTGCTAAATTTTTCAAAGATGCTTTGGAAGAGCGTGTACCAGGACAAATTGAAATTGAAGTACTTACTGACACTGAATACAGTGAAAAGTACAACAATGGCGTTCCAGTCGGCAAAAAAGATGTATTAGATTTAATGGAAGCTGGCAAGATTCAAGTAAGTCAATTATACACAACATGGTTAGCGGATCGTTATTCCCGCACATTGAATGTTATCGATATGCCATTCTTGTTTAAAGACCATGACCATGCAGCTCGTGTGTTTGATGGCGAAATTGGTGCTGAACTTTTAGGCAAATTAGAGTCCGAAGGTGGCGAAAAGATTAAGGCATTGGCATTTACATACAGCGGTGGTTATAGAACTATTCCTGCTACTAAAGCTATTGCTAGTGTAGAAGATTTTAAAGGTGTTAAGTTCCGTGTTAGTAGTGGACCAGTTATCAAAGACACATTTGATGCGTTAGGTGCTGAAACTACATTCTTCCCAGTTGAAGAATTAACAGAACGCACATTGTCCGGTGAAGTAGAAGCTGGCGAGTGTACTTACACACGTTACTATCCATTAAACAACGACAAAGCATTACCATTCATCAATGATATGGAGCACAATATTTCTTGTACTAGTATTATTGTTAATCGCGAGTTTTGGAATACATTAACAGAAGAACAACAAGCCGCTATGAAAGCCGCTGGGGTAGCTAGTGCTAAGATTGAGCGTGTCGAAAGTGTCGAAGATGCTGTTCGTGTTGAAGCAGAGTGCCGTGCCAACGGTGTTAATGTTATTAAGTGGGACGATGCAGAAGTTGCTAAATTCAAATCTATGATGACTCCAATCTACGACAAGTATACTACATACTTTTCCGATAATTTGGTTAATCGTATCAAAAATGCTTAAACAACATTAGTAATAACATCAAAGCCCTCATAATGAGGGCTTTTTTATGGCAACTCAAGCAACAAAATAAGTAATAGTATGAAAAAAATACTTTTAGCATTACTATTTTTAACTACATCCGTTTTAGCTGCTCCTAACGAAGTAACTGTTACCGTAGGCTACGGTCCGGGCGGAACCGATACTATTATTAGAATTCTTACTGCCGATGCCGAAGCTAATACTGATTTTAAATTTATAGTAGAAAATAAACCAGGAGCAAATGGTGTCATTGCCTTAAAAAGTTTTTTTGCTCAACCACCTTCTGCTAAAATAGCTTTGGGAATTTCAGGCGGGCAAATACTATTTGAAGCTATAGTCAATCCTGAAAATAATTTTATTGATAAATTAAGATTCGTTGGACCAGTATTGTCCAGCCCGCTAGCAATAGGTGTTAGTTCTAAAAGTAAATTTAAATCATTGAGTGCGTTGTTTGACAAGACCATACCAAGACAGCGAATTAATATTGCTGTTGCCGGTGAATCTCATAATATGTTAGTTGAAGAAATAAAAAAATATAGTCATCACGATATACAAGCAATAAGATTTAAAGGAAGTTCTGAAGCTTATACAGCATTGTTAGGTGGTCATGTTGATATGCAATCAGATGCGTATGGATTCTTTAAACAAAAAGAACAAGCGGTTCGTATTTTAGGAGTTGCACAAGCTGACTCTATAGACGATGTGCCTAGTTTACACAAATATGCTCCTACAGCAAATTTAGTTAACTTTTTTAGCATGGCAGTTAATCGCGATACTACAGATTTTCGCAATTTATCAGACGCTCTAACTGTTGGATTTGTAAAAGCTAACCGTTACGAATATTTTAAAAATCAAGGATACAATGTTGATATGAATCGAAAGTCTGATTACGTAGAACGAGTAATAGTCCCTACTTATAAAAAATGGGTAGCTAAATAATTATATGAAAATAATCGATTGTGACAGTCATATTATTCCCCCAGAAATATTTGACTTTGTGCCAGACAACCTTAAACAAGATTTGCCTAAGCTATTTTTTGATAAAGATGGTAGATTGTTTGATATACAATATGCTAAAGATCCAATTATAAACAAAACCGACAGCAAACCAGATACACTTCATTGCGATTTATACGGGCTTACTAACATAGTCGAAAGATTTAAAGATTTAGCAAAGATGAAAGTTGATATGCAATTGCTTGCTCCGCAGGAGCGAGCTATGAGGTTTAACTATTCAACCGAAAAAAATCTTGGAGCTGCCATGGCCCATAGCTATAATATAGTAGTTAAAAATATCGTAGATCAATATCCAGACAGATTCTTTGGGGTCGCATTACTGCCATTTCAAGATATGGATATGGCATTGTTAGAATTACAGTGGGCTATTGATAATAATTTTAAAGTAGCATACTTACATTATACTGTGTACGATCCTACTACAAAAGGAGATGTCCCGTGGTCAGTCATCGACCGTATGGAGGAATTTTACGATATGTGTGAAAAGAATGATATTGTTATATTCACGCATTTTTCAATGCAGCACGATATAGCATATTCTTTACCAGAACGCATTAAACTTATTGCAAATAATAAACCTGTAGGTCGATTAGAGATGGGCGTTTATGATTTATTATCTGACAATATATTCGACCGACATCCAAAACTTCAAATAATACTAACAGAAGGCGCCCAACTAATGATAGGCAAAATTTTGAAGAATATAGCAGAGTCTTATACTCGTGATCCAAGTCTATATAAATGTAAAAATCATCCTTTTAGTTATATCAAAGAAAATATATATTTTACTATTGACATAGAAATGAAGCCTAGTTTTAATGTTTTAATGGAATATGTTGGTCCAAAACGATTACTGTTTAGTACAGATTATCCACACCACGACCCTAGCGGATTAAACAAGTGGAAAGATACTAGCGATTTATACGCTTCCGGGCTTTCTCAACAAGATATAGAAAATATAGCTTTTCGTAATGCTGAAAAACTATTCAAATTAAGTTAGATTTACACTAAATAACATATTAATAGGAGTTATTAACATGGCGGTTACTTTAACAATTAATTCTACTAAACCTAGCGGGGTTCAGTTTTTCCCTCAAAGTTCTGATGCTAATAAAGCATTAACCGATGCAATCAACGCATTTACTAAATCACAACCAGGATTTATTAGTCAAACAACAACAAATCCTACTTCAGATACTAGACAGGCAGCAATCATTTTTGATACTGTAGAAAATTATGCTAATTGGATGTCAGCCCGTGCTAAACTACCAGAGCAAGTAGCTAGAGTAGCATACAATAAAGCCAATGGCATTACTTCTACTCTTAACGAAACTATATCGTAAATTAAAAATTCAACATCTTTAAAATTTGTAGTGTAGGCTATTATAGGATATATACATTATAATTTAAAGGTGCGCAATGATTTTTGAAATTTCTTTAGTATTTTTATTTTCTTTTTTTGTATATTTTTTTTATGTAGGTAAAGTTTGGGCAAATACGCCCACTAACTTTTTATACGCAAATAGATCTCTTAAACTTGTATCGTCGGCTATGGCTATTAATAGTCATTGGTTTTGGGCTATAGCATTGTTTATTGCCCCAGCTGCAGCGTATAATTGGGGAATTATTGGACTAATATGGTTTGTATTACCTAACGCATTTTGTTTAATTATTACAGCCGCATTAACATATCGTATTCGTAATTTATACCCCGATGGCTATTCGTTGACCGAGTATATTAAAACTAATTTTAGTCGTCGTGTTAGTATTTTTTATCAAATTTCATTTACTATTGTTTCACTAGCGGGTATATTGTTAGCGTTTACTGCTATTAACAAATTTTTTGCGTTTGCCGGTGTAGGCGCAGTTGTTGATCCAATATATGCTAGTTTAACTGTTGGATTAATTACATTGGCGTTTACAGCAAAAGGCGGTATCCGCACAAGCATTTACACTGGAGTTGTGCAAACCACTTTATGGTTCTTGTTTTTAGGAATTATGTTGTTTGGAATGCTTAAAGGTGGTTTTGATTATTCCGTATTTGGCAAAAATAATCTTACTACAGTATTCAACGATAAATTTTTAACTACATTTGGGTTAGCTTACTTAGGTGGTATATTACTAGGTTCAGCAAGTCACGGAGCATTCTGGCAAAAATCATTTAGTATGCCTAAAGAAAATATCTGGCCTAGCTATATTATTGCTTTCTTTTTATTTTCGGCCATGGTATTTGCGTTAGGTTCCTTTGGACTATACGCACAAGCCCATGCTTTAGAACTTAAGGCGCCTGAATTAAGTAGTTTAGTTGGAATTATGGATTTATATGGACCACTGGCAATTACAGCATTTGGTGTGTTATTAATTGGACAAACTAGTACCGTAATAGACAGTTGCTTAAATTACATCGGTAGTCTTATTAGTAGAGAATGGATTAAAAAAGAAGATACTACTAGTGTTCGTATTATTATGGTAGTATTCTTTTTAATAGCTTGGTTAATAAGTTGGAGTAAAGTTGAAGTATGGTCAATTTTTATGTTTATGAGCGCAGTTCGTGCTAGTATGTTTATTCCAATGGTTTTTCAAATTTATCAGATAAAAATGAAAGAAGTTGTTGTATTTTATGGCAGTATTGTAACTATTAGCGGCGCATTATATATTTCTTGGATGGGTAGATTATTAAAAAATCCAACATATGATATGTATTTTGTGTCATATGGTTTAGTTTTATCACTGTTAAGTTGTATAATTGCTGCCAAACTAATTAAAAAATAATGTCATTTAATACCGGATACTATACAGTTAACGGCCAAATAATTTTAGAAAAAGTAGCTGCTATATACGAGGCTAATAAAACTAAAGCCAATATAGACTGGTATTTTCACGACGATGTTTATAAAGCCACGGACTGGACAGATGAGCCTACTGATAGTTTAGATGAATTATATCGACAACGAGCACAACAATTAAGAGACAAGTACGATTACATAGTAGCTTTTTTTAGTGGCGGAGCCGATAGCACTAATATGGTATATAGTTTTTTAAAAAATAATATATATTTAGATGAAATAGTAGCCGGCGCACCAGTATCAGGTCTCAAAAATTGGCAAGATACTAACGATACTCGAGCAGAAAACACAATTAGCGAAACAAGATTAGCACAACTGCCAGAATTAAAAGAAATAGCTATTAAGCATCCTACAGTAAAAGTAACTATACACGATTACTTTGAAGATATGCTTGAATACAAAACCGATGAATGGCTGTGGAAATCAGGCAGTTACATTCATCCTACTTTTGCCGCTCGCTATCGTTTAGAACGAGATGAATATAATCATTTAAAGAAAATTGCCGATAGTGGTAAACGAATTTGTTTCTTGTATGGTTTAGATAAACCATGCCTTGTAGAACATAAAAATTCTTATTATGTGTTATTTAGAGATATTTTAGTTAACAACGGTTTTCCAGCATTAGACCATCCAATGGCATCTGTTGAATTATTTTATTACAACGGTGATTTACCAAGGCTCATGGTTAAACAAGCCCATGTAACAGCTCGTTATATTAGTCGTGCTGAAAATTTACATTTGTATAATAATATGATATACAATAGTAAAAATATAATTCCAAAAATTAGCAAAGGTTGGCGTTGGGAAACTGATCCAAACTGGGAAGCAGGATTTTTTGAAAGAGGTATAGTACCGGCTATATATCCAATGTTGGATAAAAAAGTATTCCAAGCAAAAAAACCTACCACGGCATTTTTTGCACAACATGATGCTTGGTTTGAAAAACTTCACAAAGATACCGCTACCTGGCAAATGATGAAATCTGATTTTAAGTTATTTTTCAACGGTATAGATCAGAAATATTACACTACTGATCATAAAACTAATTTGCCAATAAAGTTTAATCTAAGTATGAAATATTACAAGATTGGCGAAACTTATAAATTTGGCCTTCCAGTATCAATTATCTAACGGAGATATTTTATTTTTCAAGAAACTACATTAGGGTATTATACTGTTGGAGATTTTAATTTTACTAGTAAGTCTCAGGCCCTACTTCATGCGACAAAATTTAAAGAACCGTTAAAATGGATATTCCATGACGACTTATGGGCTAACTTTGCTAGTACTCATAAGGACAAGCTAGGTACTACTAATTTAGATAAACTGTATGCGGCCCGTGCTCAACAACTACGCGACAAGTATGATTATTTAATTTTACACTATTCAGGTGGATCGGATAGTCACAACATACTAATGACTTTTATTAACAATGGTATTAAATTAGATGAAATCTGTACCTTTCGTAGTGAAGAAATTGAATCAAAAATCTATACACCAAACACTTACATAAAAGGTGCCGAGAATATTTTTTCAGAATGGGATTATGTTACTAAACCAGTACTACAATGGCTGGCAACAAATCATCCAGAAATTAAAATTACAGTTTCAGATATGTTTAAAACACCTATTGAGGAAGTAGTTAACGATGATACTTTTATCAATGCTGGGCAATATGTTTCTCTCTTTGAATTACTCCGTAGAAAAGCATATTCAAATAATCAGAAAGAATTATTGCATAAAGGAAAATCAGTTGCTAACATTTTTGGCATAGACAAACCAAGTATTCTTAAAATAGGCAATACTTGTTCTATGATATTTACTGACGGGTCATCTGTAGTACTTGACAAATTAGAAGGGGTTGATGTAAACAATGAATTATTTTATTGGGCAATAGACATGCCTGAACTGCCATTTGAGCAGGCGTATCGTTTGTTTGATTATTTTCAAAAACACACCGATCAAAGATACTTAATCGAAGCAGAAAATCAAAAAAAAGTAAATTCATACAGAACTCAGGAAATGATAACCATACAAAAACAAATGATTTATTCAACCTGGGATCATACAAAATTTCAAGCTGGAAGAGCCAACGAATTTAATTCAGTTGCTAGAGAACGCGATAAGTACTATCTCAAAGTCAAAGAAATACAGCCATGGATTGATCGTTGGCAATATTATTTTGATGAGTGGACTAAAAATGTTCATACAAACGCATTTAGTGGGTTGTTAAAACAAAGAATTTGTATTTCTCCTCTTTACTATATTGGAACTTTTAAATAATGGATACACAAAAAAGAATATTTGCCAAGGCAGTTACCTTTAAAATATTAGCAATGACTGTAGGATATTTTACTGCATTATTTTTTACAGGTAGTAAAGAAACTGCACTATTTGTAGTAATAGCCAATAGTACTACTACATTTATTGGATTTTATATTCACGAATATGTATGGTCTAAGTTACAGTGGTCCATAGTAGACCATAAAGAAAGTAACAAACGAACTGCTGTAAAAACAATTACCTATAAAGTATGGATTTTTACTGTTGGAACTTTGACTAAGTGGGCCGTCATTGGTAACTTTATGACTGCATTAAACATAGGAATTACGAAAAATCTTATTACCGCAGTTGTTTATTACATACACGAACGAGTTTGGCAACAGGTTAAATGGGGTGTTAAATCTGAAATTTAAACTTTCGTTTTATTTTTAATATACCACTGTCCCCAATCGTACATCTGCTCTTCAAATTTGTTAACCATTTTCTTTAGTGGGAAGTAAGGGCGTTTAATTTTTTCAACCGCAGTTACATCTTCGTAGTATGTTTCAATATTCTTTTCCCATTCAGCTCTTTCGTTTTTATCTACCCACGGTGAATAATAAAATTGCATTTCCCAGTAAAATCCAAATTCTTCTTTGTTGTCTTTGGGTATTATTCTAGTAATAGTTAATTTACCTGGTTCAAATTCGATGCCATACCCAGGATATATAAACACCCAATAACCCACAACACCGTTTACATTGGTATTTTTCTGTACTGAACAGCCTTCTTCTAATGTTTGTTCTAACAAGTCCATTGGAGTTTCTAAACTCTGTCTAGGGTGTACTCCATTTTGTTTGAAATGAAGTACATCTGTTAATTGTTCCATCATCCATAGTCGACTGCCAGGACTTTCACCTGATACAGTCTTAACAAATTCTAAATCAGTTATTTTAGATAATTCTCGAGCCCACTCAGAACCTGGTTGTTCTTTAAAATTATGAAACAATACCCCGGTCTTGCCTGCTTCTAATTCACCGTGATGCGAAAGTTTATAAAAATGATTGCGACATGGTTCAGCTATATTATCTAATGGTTTTCCTTCATTGTCCCAGGCAAATCCGTGCATCTTACATACAACAGTTTTTACAACATCGCCCGGTTCTTGCATAATGTATCCGCGATGCGGGCATTCTCTGCTTTTTATAGTATATTGACCATTGTTGTTAAAAATAATTTCATCTTGTACTACAAAGTGTCCATTTTTTAACGCCGATATATGAGCAAATATATTAGGTGCATTTTTAAACATACTCAATATCCTTTGTTAATGTATTATATTCTTTGAACGATTTTCCGTTCCACTGTTTACCAGCTTCAATAATCTTTGCAAATTCTTTTCTAGCCTCCTGAGCCAAATCACTTTCTCGCAAATACTCGTAACCATAATATTTTGGCCTAACTTCTAAATTATACTTACTATATCGATTATAGACATCGAGCTTGATTGTAGATGATTCTGTTAATCCTGGCATTTGATTATTTGCAAGTTGTTTCATTGCAGGATCAATTAAAAAAGATGCAGTTTGTTCTGGACGATAGCAACTAAAGCCATTTGCCGTTCCGTGAATGCCTTTAAGTTGAAAATAATTAGATACTGTAAATTCGTATTCGTACATATCAAAATACCAGTCATTTGTAGTTGGGTGTTTAATAATATGTGGCTCTCCGTCGCCAAAAATAACAGTACCAGGCAATTGTTCAGCTGCATAGGCAAACCATGTACGAGCAAACATAGAAGTTTTTATAACTTGTTGTATTTCAAACATCTTGCCCGACTTTACAAAATGATCAAAGTCGATATCTATTACTAATGGTTGAATATTTTTTAATTCGCAAAACTTAAATGCGTAGCTAGTGTCATGATCATTGTGGCCTTTATTAAGTTTAATAATCACCGGTATAATATCCATGCCTAAATGTAAAAAAGTACTTAACGCATGTTCACTATCAATGCCGCCGCTGTACATAATATGCACTTTACCTTGTCGAACATCATAAATTTCTTCCGCAGCTCGGCAACTTTCGATAAAATAATTATCAACTCTAGTAGGCAATGGATCCATATTTAATTGCCAAGTTTTTCCACTACCGGTAGCACGAATATAATTATTTTTAGTGTTATTCATCATAAATTATGTTAAATTATAACAGATCAAGCTGTATTTGTCAAGTACTATGATCCAATTTGCTTGAATAATTCCTCTTTTGAAAAAGTGTAGGACTTTGCGGTAACGACTCCACGAATATGTTCTTTTCCAAATTCTAGCATAAACGGTTGAACCAGTGGTTTAGATTTATCAGGTTCCGGGCCTTCAAATCCTACTAATTTTTGTCGCAAGTCTAAATCAGGCCAATACTCTTGGTGTATCTGACATTTGGTAGATTCATTTGATAATTTTCCTGGTACTTCGTCATTTAATAATTTTTGTGCAAAAGGTAAATTAAAATAAGATAAGATTAGCTCAGGTGAATATTCATACCAATCAGTTATACAAGGACGATTTATAGTCTTATGATATACCGACCAGTGATGACACTTTTCATCTAATTCAAACACCCAAGGATATTTTTTATTCATATTTCGACTTGTGCGTCTAATATATGGTTCACCACTACCTATAATAGGTAAGCCATCGCAATACTCAGTTAACTTCATATGTGGCAATCGCCCTGATTCTACAGCAAAAACTTTTTGTTGTATATCGTATGCTTCATTTTCAAAAAACTTTTGTAAATTAAAGTCTATAATCTTAGGAGTAACATTTAGATCAGTACAAGTCTTAAGTGCTTGAGTATATTCTGGAAGGTTATAACCATTTTCATATTTAAAAATATAAACATTAATCGGTATACCCAAATCTTTATAGACTCTTAAAATAATTTCACTATCTACCCCGCCCGAAAACAATAAATCAAGAGGGCCAGAAAATGTATCTCTAATAACTCTACCGTTTTCCAATAATTCCTCATAATAACTTTTCAAAGGACGATTGATAGTATTTCTAAGTATTATTTTAAATTCGGCAGTTGGGTGTAACTTTGGTCCATACTCCGGACCGTTGTCATACGTCCACGAAAACCAATTATTCTTGTAAAACATATTTTTTCATATTCCTATTCCAACATTCTTCGCCACTATCTGTCAAATAATGTATCATGACCCATTGTTTACAACTATCAGGCACTGGATCCAATGAACCGCACACATTGTATTTTTTAGATTCGAGTAAAAAACCAGTGTTGCAGTTAATCTTGATTAACTTCGAGTACTCGGCGAACCCCAATAAGTTATGTTCTCTACTAATAAATACACAGTCTAAGTTGTTTAGTTTAGCGGCTGCTAATTGTAAAGGCAAGCAGTAAGTAGTATTAAGAAATTTGTTTCCGCCATTAAATTTGGTTAATCCATGTCTATAATCCGGATGAATCCACATTCTAGTACTACATCTTCCAATACCCTTGCCCCAACGTTCTTCGTTGATTTGTAACGCACTAAAACAAACAACTTTATTATCGATTATTACAACCGGAAAAGAAACAAACTCACGCGGATCTAGATTAATATAATTGTCTTTGAGTTCGTCAGTTGATTCCAAAATATATTTTTGGCAATCGGTCCACAATACGTTATCAAATCTGGTAGAGAAGTCGATTATTTTTATCATCGTGTGATATTTACTTAAATAAAGCTATGCCTAAAACAAATTCCTTCCTTTACTATGTCTTGTATCCTATTCATGCTGTTGCCTGGTTTGGCACACTTGCTTATTTGATATTTTTTGATTTCACATGGATCAATGCTTTAGAAGTGTTAATCGGTTGGATACTCATCGAAGGATTAGGTGTTGCTGTTGGGTTACATCGTTATGTAAGCCATCGGGCTATCGAATTACGATGGGGGTTAAAACCAATCGTGCTTTGGTTATCCTGTTTAAGTTTACAAGGTAGCCCGCTAGGATGGGCGGCAATACACCGTGGCAGCCATCACAGATACTCCGACACAGAAAAGGATGCGCATAGTCCTACTAAAGGCTGGTGGTACGCTTGGCATAGTTGGTTATACGACTGGGATCAATATTTCAATCCTAAGTTTGCTATAGACTTACTCAAAGATCCTATGCACGTTTGGATTGCTAAACACTATAATTGGATTGTACTAGGAACTTACATTATTGTTGGGTTAATTTCTTGGCAGTTATTGTTGTTTGGATTTATTGTGCCAGCGGCATTGAGCTTGTATATGGAAAGTAATATTAATGTATTTTGTCATACACCAGAGTTTGGTTATAGAAATTTTGAAACTAAAGATCAAAGTAGAAATGTTCCATTTCTTGCGTGGATTACTTGGGGTCAAGGTTGGCATAATAATCATCACGAAAAGGCAAGCGCCTATGACTTCGGCACTACAGTAAGTGGTAAGAAGTCTGAATGGGATTCAAGTTTATTCTTTGTACCATTGATTGCTACTAAGGAAAGTAGACAAAAAATATTTGCTGATCGCAAGGGCTAATGTATTTTACATATCAGAATCATTTAAAATATACAATTGGTGGCAGAGAATACGGCTACCGGGAAACACCTGTTGAGAAATTTGTTGTTTCGTTAGGAGCTGTTGACCCAGATCAATATCGTACAAGCTCTTTCGAAGAAGAACTACACAGAACAGCACAGTTAGTTCGCGAAGACTTTGGTAAGGATCTTATACTATTTTTATCAGGTGGTACTGACAGTGAAATTGTATTGCGTAATTTCATACATAACGGGTTCAAGCCGCAATGTGCGGTAATTAGATTTGAAAATAACTATAATGCCAGTGAAGTCGCCGAGGCCGAAGCTATTGCTGCTGAACTAGGAGTTAAACTTCAAATTATAGATTTTAATGTACACGATTTTTTCTTTTCAGGCGAAGCTACTGAGTTTGGCGAGCAAATTCAAAGTACTCAGCTAACCTATATTATGGTTTACAAAAATATATTAAAGTTAGGACAGCCAGCTGTCATGGGCGGCGAAGCTGGAGTGACAAGACAAGTTGAACCCGCAGGTAGTTATTGGTATTATGCGTTTCGAGAAAATGAAGATGCTAGTGCTATGCGATTTAGTTTAAAGTATAATCTTCCATTAGTTAACGAATGGTATAGCTATACCCCCGAATTACTATTATATTACTTAGAATCAGACGGTATTAAAAAATTAGTAACAGACAAATATAACTATAAACTAACAGCAGCATCAAGTAAAAATGCTATACTAGAAAAAATGTATTCACAATTTAGAAAAAAAGAAAAGAAACATGGTTTTGAAAGTTTGTTAGCATTCAATGGCCAAGCATACGAAGACATTGGGTTTGACCAAGTTAAAAGATTAGAGTTTAGTTTGGATGGAGTTCCATACGACTTAGCATTAAAACAATTAAGAGGCGAAATATGAAAATTATAGAATTAGACCATACTCATATCGATGCGGTTGTGCATTTGTTCTATACTAAAAATTTTATGGGCACAGACTTACACGCTAGTTATTTTGTGCCAACAGAAAAAAATCCTATTGAGAAAATATATCACAGTTCATTTGTGGAAACATATTTGTCAGGGCTTGTTCGATATAAAGCATTAGGATTACAAGATGATGATGGTAAAATTATAGCATTAATATCTTTTTATCTTAGTCCTAACGAACCAGTATGGTATGGTACTATGATTCGTTCTACAAACAATAGAAGTTATGTACGCAAATTGTTAGATGCTGCCATGGAATATAATGAAAAACAAGGTAGATATAGATTTTATACCTTGTGGTCAGAAAAACACGGCAAATTGTTAAGACGATTTGCCTTTAGTAAAGAAGCTAGAGAAAGATATGATTATTTCGATGAATGCATAGTACCAGCAAAAACTAAATGTATACATCAAAATTTCTGGACTATTTTATTCAGTCGTATTTTGTTACCAACCGATACTGTTATTCGTTGTACATACTTAAAAAGAGAATATCGTAAAGATACCCCAGTTGGAGGTTATCTATGAATTGTTTAGTAAGTCCTTATAAATTTTTTGAAGAAGATTTGAATAGTTTTAAACTAGACACTAATGCAGAGCTAGGCAACGAATTAAGAAATTATTTCAATGATGCGAGTACCGCATTTTTGTGGAAACTTAGTACGCATAGACAAACAGTAACCCACGCATTGCGCTACACAGAAACAATTCACTTAAGATATTTAAAAGATTTGCCGCCAGGGCTAAACACTTTACAAACAAATCAGCACATGATGGTTACTCAATCTGTGACCGCCGATTTACCTATTTTTAAAAAATCAATAGAATGGTTTGAAGAGACCTTGCTAAAAACAGGAGCTAAACAAGTAGAGTTTGGCAGGATTTTTGTAAGTAAATTGGCTGCTCATTCAACTGTAGATTTACACACAGATGAAGGTAGATATTTTAGTTACTATGATCGATTTCATTTTACAGTAACAGCCGCAGAAGATAACATTTTTGCTATCAGAAATGAAGATTGTGTCCTTGATGTCGATTCATTGTACTGGGTTAATAATCATGTTCCACATTGGTTGGAAAATCATAGTGGCCAAGACAGAATTAACTTTATTATAGACGCAAGGTTATCATGAACATTACAAACATAAAAGATAGTTGGGGATCAATAATTAACTTAGATACCCCGGAAGAATTTTTTAATTACAGCCCTGATTACTGGCGCAAATTGTCGTACGAAAGAAAATTAATTTTCTTTAAAAAAGTTGATTTTACAAAAGCACAATATTCAGAATTTAGTTTTTATTTTGGAAAACCATGGACTACCGACGACTACAGATATTCGCATGAAGTAACTGAAGAGGTAGAGACTAAAAACGGTGTACAAATTATAAGTCCATTTAACAATGCCAATACCAAAATGGTATCAAATGCTTATATGAATTGGCATTCAGATATTCCAAATAGAGATTACAAACCCTATCCTTTTAGAAGTTTGTGGATTACAGAAAATCCTACCCCAGGACGTTCGGGAAAAACTAGTTGGATGAATCTTGAAGAAAGTTTTCAATATCTTACTCCAGAAATGATAGAACTAATACCTCGTGTAACAGTATGTCAGCAAAGTTGGTACGAGCCAGGCTCAGACATTAAAGAATTTCCACTACTTAAAATACATCCTATTACCGGGGCAAAATCTTTGAGATTAAATCATTATAATTGGGGTCAAAAAAAGGGTGCTTGGATTACTGATGTTAAAATTGATGGAGTATCTCAAGGGCATTGTTTTTTAATACGCCAATGGACTAATCACTTAGAAAAAGTTCCTGAGTTATTATATCAACACCAGTGGGACACCAACGATATTGCTATTTACGATAATCATTCATTTATACATTCAAGAACAGCATTAACGTTTGACCCAAAAGCTGCTACTCGACACTTTTTTAGAATTAATATTAATCATTTAGACGAACAAGAGTGGGACGAACATAAAAAGAAATATTTTTAATATGCTAGTGATTCCAAGACGTAACTACGGTGATCAGGATCTTCTTGAAATGAATACTTTAATAGAAAGTGATGAAGGGCCGTGGGCCATTAGATATCTTTGGATACAGCATACTCAAAATAACGAAAAATTTTACAATAATTATTTTGACCCTGCGTTAGCACAAACAGGTATGAATGTGCGTAAACAAACAGCAAATTTAAAACAAGATTGGAATGCTCATAATCAAATTTTTTACGATTCTGCTGCAAATGGCAATTTAGTTTGGCGAGTCAAAGTCGGTAACCCTGTCAGCAAAAGCATTGATTATGTTGAGGTATGGCGTAGTGCTGATATTATTAAACAATTTTTTTCTCCTCAACCTACTACACAGATTAGCGAAAATATTGAATGGCTACAACAAGATAGGAAAAATTTTAACAAAGAATTATTTGATGCTGGATTTGATATACGAGCTTGGTTACCATATCAAAGTATTTCTAAAGAAAAAGCACTAATGTATTACCAAGGATTTGTAAATCAGTGGCGTAATAAAGATAGATGCATTATCAACACCCCGTGGAATAAAGAACTTAACCCTTTGTAAGTGCTTCGCGTACTCCTGGTTTAAATTTGCCATCTATTCTAATTGAAAAACTAAAATGATTGACTGGATCAGTACCGTGATAATCCATTTCATTAAACCATACAAATCGTTTATCTGGATCTGGGTAAACTTTATCTAATGTTTCGCCATCCATTACATATACACCTTTAGATTTTGGCTTTGTAGTAAACCATATAAAGTCATCATTTGGTTTTTCAGCTCTTTGCGCATCATTAGCTACATCATAATGCGGAACTGTTTTATTATTTGCTTCAGTCATAAACAATATCACACGCCCGATGCCTTCAAAAGGCATAGATTCAATGAACTTTACTAAAGACGGAAATTGTTTAGCATTTTCAGTCCAAAAACAATCTTCAGGCACAGCTTTATTGTACACACCAGTTTTTTCAACACGTCTGTTCCATCTTAAGAAAATAACCCAGAACGGGTGCGGTGTATATGTTAGTGCGTTAAGAAATTTTATTTTTTCATCCACAGATGCCAATGATACAAAAATGCGTAATTGATCTGGAGTTAATCTTTCTTGTAGTTTAAGAAAAGTTGTTGTAATTTCATCATCAGCCCAATCTTTGTGTACTCCGCTAGACACAAATTTTTTATTCCATTCAGCTTTAGCAATTCCTAAACATACTTCATTATGCAACTGTTCCCAATTTGGTGTTTCTACATATTCGTCCAAATATTTAAATGGAGCATGATTGGCATCTAATCCAATGATTGACATTTTATTTCCTTTGATTTATTATTTCTGCAAGCCAAGGTAGGTAATTTTTTATATCTTGATTACGTACTTTATCTAATTTTTCAGTAGCATACATAAGATTTGTTAATAAATGTGATTTGTCTTCTGCTAGCATATAGTTAATTATCCCTGAAAAAACTTTACGCAGAATTATTGCTGTAGACTTGTCTATTTTGGCTATTTTTTTGTAAAAATCTTCATATTCTTGGACTATTTGATTTTTAACTTCTAAAGGCAATACTTGAACACTCATGTGTGCTGGACCTTCTAATACATGGTAAGATGGGATGATTTTAACTTTATTGAATGGTTGTGTTATTAACCATTCTGTAAGTTCTAAAAAGTTTCTAATATTATAAACACTGATAGTAGTTGCTACTGCCGCAACAATATCAGCTTTTGCTTGATCAATTTTTATTAAATTTTCTTTCAAGACATCCCACTCGCTAGGATAACGTAAATAATTTGCTAAATCTCCAGTAGCATCTAAACTACAACCTATTTCTACAGATTTAAACGCTTCCCACATATTAAATAATTTATTTGGAATAGCTACTATGTTAGAATTATATTCTAGTGTTACATAAGGAGAATGACCAGACATAATTATATGCTCAAGTAATTTAAAATGCGCTTTATTAACCGTTGGCTCACCGCCAGTAAAATAATATCTATCAATATAAGGAATTAATTTGTCAATCTGTTTCCAAAAATTTTCATTTTCATACCATTCGAAATCTGTAGAATCAATTTTCCATACATTATTAATTTGTTTAATTTTATATTCTTTAGATTTATAAAAAGGTAATCGTGGCTCGTCACTATCAGCCATCATAGCATAATCTTCGGCCCATAAAGAGCTATCAGCCGGGCCGCAATATCTACATTTTAAATTACATAAGTTACCAAATCGTATATCAATGTAACGTAAAGGGAATTGATTAGTGTCAATTGTTCCGTCGGGCGAAGTTAAAGTTTCGTACTCGCTTGTGTCATACCTTCTTACCATATTACTTCGTTTACTAAACAAGCCGTGTTCTTCTTCTTTCCAACAAAGATTACACAACGGATGTTTCTCTCCGTTAATCATACTTTTTCGTAAATCTTTTAATACAGAATGATTCCTTGCTATGTCTAAATCAGCGTCTTTTATGTTAAGTGTTCCAGTTTCATCTGATAGTTGTCCATAAGGAGCATAGATACATTGGCAGCAAGCCCGTAAGTCTCCGTTTTGTTGTATTGATAAGTGTGTCCACGGGATAGGACAAAGTGTGTTTGATTTATTCATGTTACTGATATTGGAATTTTTCTAATTGTTTAGCAGTATATTCCACAAGAGTTCCACTATCCCCTATACTGCGTATTGGAACTAAACTTAGCACTCCTTTAATTCTATTATTTGCTCCCAGTTGATCTAATGTACCTAATTTCATAATTTTTTCTTTTAATTTTAATGCGCGATCCAAATATTGTGGTGGGGCCATTAATTTAACTTCTAACCAATGATCATCGTTGTGTTCGTCAAAGTGTTTACAAATAACTTCGACATTTTTAACAAATCTATCTTCATCTTGCTCATCTTTTAATCCATCAAAGTGCGCACTAAGATTAATACTATTTGTATATTGTACAACTTCTGCCCAGTATTTATGATCACGTGTACCGTTACTGGTTACCATAGTCCATTGATTTTTACTTTTTAAATATTTTAACCAGTCTAAAAATTTTGGATGTAATGTAGGTTCGCCTCCGCCAAAATTCCATCTTATTGTATTGCCTTGAGCCCATTCGTTAATTAATTTATCAGTTGTTTTAATTAATAAATCATAATCTTTATGTTCCGAAGTTCGATTATGCACTGCTGGCCAACAATAAGAACAATCATAGTTGCATTTGCGACCTAAATCCCATAAAATTTGATATTCTATCGGAAAGTTCATTTCTACTGCCACAGGATTATTGATTAATTCTACTTGATTGTCAATAGTATTCATTCTACCAAGTACGCCGTTGTTTGTCACTGCTAACAAAGATTTGTCATTATATTCTTTGGCTTTAGATAATATAACATCTGCTCCACACCCACAACTACTCCAAGGACAAACAAACCATTCATTAGAAATAGTAAATCCATCATATATATTACCAATAAATCCAGGATGTTCAGTTGAATCCTGGGGTATAATTTTTTCAAATGCTATAGATGATTTATTAAATTCTTTTTTTAATTCCTGCCATTTCAATCCAGTACTTGACCACTCATCTGGAACATTTCCATTAAATGGTTCTATGATAGGCCAAAATGTTTTTTTCCAAGCGTCGTCATTAAATTTATTAACTTTTGAACTAGCAGTATTACAAACCCATACATTGCCATCAAAATCAATATATAATCCTCGTACGCCAGCACTACATTGCCAATTTTGCCATTTGTTTAACCCGCGAGCTATCGCTTCATCTACTGATATTCTAATATATTTTTTAGTGGTATCATAAACTCTAAATTGTTTATTAGTGTTTACATCATCCATTATTGGGATATTCCTTAGTACTCATAATGTCAAAATTACAATGACACATTGTTTTTGTACAACGTATTGGATCAACGGGCAAATTTAAATTTTCATCAAATATACTGCCAATAATACCGCCTTCTAAACACCATCCTCGAGAAATCATTCCGCGCTGATCTACAATTAGTTGTTCGACACCAGCATAACAATCCCAACCTGACCAGTCATTTGCTTTTTCATTTATAAAACGATGCGCACTTACCACTAACGATTGACCGTTAGGATATAGCATTTTCATAGCACCTCTATAATATTCAAATGTTTTAGTAAATTTTATATGTTTACTAATTAATTCGTGTTGATTATCGATAATTTGTTTTTGTTCAGGTGTATAATCGTATAATACTTCGCCAAAGTCGTGTATTAAAGGTTGCAAAGCCATTGATATATTACCAAGGTCTTTTACTTTATTAGCTATATCAAAACAATAATCAAATTTTTCAGGACTCATCATAATATTAACATGAGTTCTTACATCGTTGTTTAATTCCTTAACAACTTCGATAAAGTGGTCAGCATCGCCAAACTCTGGATGAAAACTTAAACATACATGGTCAAAATATTGTTTATTTTCTTTCCAATAACGCAATGTTCTAGATCCATTAGAAATTAAACCTACTTTAACACCTTGTTCTGTACAATATTGACAAATTTCAATGAAATGTTTATACAATGTAACTTCGCCGCCAGTGAATTCAAAATATAATTTTTTGTCGGGGTGTGTCTCTTTAACTTTGTTTATAAAATTTTTAATAGTGTCCGGGGTTGGCCAAGGATTGGTTCCGTTGTGCAGATTGTCTGGACAATAACTGCAACTAAAATTACAAGTATTACCCAGACACCAATTAACTACAAACCAATCAGTGTTTGTTTCTTTAGCGTGAACTAATTTATAATATTTTTTCTTCATACGGATCCTTTATTTAACACATAACAATCATCCCACAAAAACAAATTTTCACAATTTGCCGGTGTATAATAATTTTTTGAATTCAAAAATAATTTAATTTCGTCGCGATAATCAGATCGACGATTGTGCTCAATAGTGATACAACCAAATTCGTATTGATTAAAATCAAATCCTTTAAGTATTGTTAATTCGCTACCTTCAACATCTAAACTAAGATAATCGATATAATTTGGCGCATTATATCGATGTAACAAATCTATTAAACTAATAGTGTTAACTGTATATTTATTCCAATTTGTTCGATTAGCAGATCCTACTTCAGCAAATTCTTCAATTGTGCTTCTGGCGTCAATCATTGTATTTGACTGATAAAAAGTTTTAATTTTTCCAGTAGTTGACCAAACACAACTATAATCAATTTTACTATTTGGTCTATTTTTCTCTAGTACAGAAGAAAAACGTTTGTCAGGCTCAACTAATATGCCTTGCCACCCGTAGTCTTTTTCAAGTATGTAAGTATTACTTTGAAAAACTCCGTCTATAGCACCCATTTCAACATAGTACCCATTCTTTCGAAAATTAGTAGTAGCTAAAACCCAAAGATCTTGACCGTGGGTTGAATTAGACCCGCGTATTTTATTTGATTCCAATTATCATGTACCTAGTAAATTTCCATTCTGGATAGACAAACTTTAATTCTCCTTGATAAACAATATTAGTTAACGGATAATGTGTTATAAAATCCTTTAGAGTAGAAGAATGTACATAATGATCATCGTGTGGCATATTATTACCTTGTATAATAACACGAGTTCCTGATTTAATGTTGTTAAACCATTCCATATTTTCAAAATGTTCGCTGCTTGTATTAATAATTAAGTCAGGATTACCCCGTATGCTTTGATTACAATCCAATGTAAAGGCTTTAAATTTCCATTCTTTGATAACCCAATTTTCATTAATCATGTCCGCAATAGATTCACAGTGAGGATCTATATCAAAACTTTCAATACGTCCTACTTTAAACTTCTCACGACTAAGCAATAAAAAAGCAAGTATTCCATACCAGCCGCCGTATATATGGGTATAGTCGCTAGACCAGTTAAGTGCTTCTAACTCGCGACATAACCATAGTTTGCTGTCAATTTGTCCATTTGAAAATGAATCTTTATCAAACATTACCAGCCCTCTTGTTGTCTAATGACATCAATTTCACGAATCATAATTCCTTTATTACGTTGTTCGCTTCGATAGTGATGTTTAAAAAATTTGCTGGCAGTTTCGTCAAGCATAGCCATTGGTAAATCTAATTGTTTGGATAATTCTCCAGATATTTTAGCAGAAATAATTTCTGGATTATGTCCATCTATTGTACTGTAAATGCTTTTAAGCGAATCAAAATTTTGTACCTCTCGATAATCCCACGAAGGTGTAATCATGAGCATATAAGTACCCATACGAGCGCCCAATATTGCCCATATACCATTTTCAACATCTCTTCCTATATTATGCCATACGGTTAAATTATCTAGATTGCGATGATGTACTTTATTTTTAAATTCCGTTATGTTTGGTTTTATTCCGCGGTCTAAACACATTTTCACACCTTCTCTAAATCCTGCTCGCCATGCTTGAAATGGAGATGCGTTAGGGTAGGTTACACTATAACAATCATTCATGGCCCAGTATAGTGGATCAAAACAAAATTCTACTTCAGTTTCCGCTCGTCCATCGGTATTTTCATGAGTTTTCATGTTATTAACAAATGTCCTAGTCCAAGAACTTATGCCGCCGTTACCGTACAATAATCCATTAATATGATTACGAGCTCTCCAGCGATAAACTGCTTGCTCATAAGTGTCGTCGGGAAATTCAATTATTAAATCAAAAAACTCATCGTTAGGTAAATTATCACCATCAATTAAAATAAATCTTTCTGTTTCGCTGGCCGCGGCAGCAGCTTTATGTGCGGCATCTGAACCTTTTACTCCATCAACTCGTTTGGCCCAAGGTACCATATTTTTAATTTTGACCCAAAATTCTTCTTTTTGTGGTTCGTCATATGATAAATAGATACAATCTAAATCTGCTACATCAATACTTTTCATTTTAAACTCCATTTGATATGTTGAGTTGACTCATCAACTATTATAGTGATATCTTGCGGATGGCAACAAGTTCCAGATTTTCCTGGATATAATTTTGTTACTGCGGTATCCTCAAGTATTACTAATTTTTTATCCACCACACGTATATACTTTGGTGGGTTGATGTATGTTTTATAATCAACATCTATATAATTACCTGGTAAATCTTCTTGGCTAAAATATAATGGGTTACCGGCGTCATTGTAATACAACCTATATAATAATGGTTTAGATTCTACGGGTTTTAATGCCGCCCAAAATTCTTTTTCATTCATCTTTTGCTCTTTGCTCGGCTCGTTTTTCTTGTATTGTTTTTTCTTTAAAAAATTTACGTGGATTTCCGCACATAACACAATTAGAGTCACCACAGGTAGTAGCATGAACTTTTGCTAGGCGATGCTCGGGCCCTGTTGGAATATTATGAGTTTTTGCTATAGCTTTTTGTTTGGCAATAGCCGTATTATCATGATGCAAACGTTTGCTATGTTTAATTTTATCTATGTCTTTACTCATTCTCTATTTCCTTCACATGATAATGCACTAATCCCCATTGTGCTACTGTGTTAATTCTAACACCAGGATTTGTCTGTTCAAATATCAACTCATTGGTCCATTTTTCTGTTGTAATAGGTATCATATTTTTCTTCATATGTACCATAGTTGGTCCCATACCCGCGGGTAGAGTCACGTTTTCAACTTCCATAATAACTGCTGCCACTCCATATACAACATCAGTTGTAGGTATTTCATCGGGAAATTTTAACAAAGTTTTATATTTTTCCCAATTTTCAAAAATATCACGAACTAATTTAAAAAATTCTTCGGCTGTATTACTTACCTGCCAATAGGTGATGCCATTATAAACATCTGGTAAATTATTGTTATCAAATATTTTACGATATATTCTTGATTTACCAGGTTCATTATAAAAATTTCTACATCCTTGGCTAATAACCACATCACGATTAGAAAACAAGTCCCACCAATGATCAACTGGGCTGGCGCACCACATATCTGCTTCTAATTTTATAGTTTTTTCATACGGACTTGCTTCATAGCATTGCCAGTCATTAGCAAATCCAGTAAATTTTCCATAGGGTAACATGTCTTCTGTTAAAATAGTTATATCAGCATTTGGATGCCATTGTAATATGCTATTAGCTAATTGTTTAGCGCACTTAACGTAAACCTCTCCTATCGCCGGTATTAAATATCCTTTTTCAGCTTGATTTGGCAATGATATCTCCCAAATGTTTTTTACCCATAGCATGAAAATCTTGATTAATAGTAATGTATCGAGGTTTATTATCCTGTGTTAAAAAATCTATACGATATTGGTCTTCTGCTATTTGCGTTAATTTATGCGCTGGAGTCAATGAAGCCAAGGACCATGGAATTTCTGTATAATCAAGTGTATGCCCATTAACAATACCTAATGCTATACTTAGCGCAAAATCATTACGATAAGTTGAGTTTAAAATTTTATATAAATTCCTATAATGTTTCCAATGATTTTTTATCATTGCCATTGATTCAAAAATCATTTGTGCTTCGGTTGAACGCCTAAACATTATTACAGTTGCCCACCACATTGGCATATTAAAACTTCCAAAATTATTAAGCTCGTCAAAGTTATCTTGGTCGACTATATCATAAGCTGTTTTATGTGCTACAAAATTTTTTCTAATATCTAATATTTTTTTTAATTCACTACTAGCTACCACATAATCTGCGTCTAATAACAATGTGTGCGCCCACGGGGATAAATTGTATGCGTCAACACGATTACCATTATACCATGTTACATTTTCTTCTTGGTCAGCAAATTTTCTAAAATATTCGCCCTCGGGCTCAGCAATAATAGATTGTTCAAAAAAGTAATTAGAAGGAATGGTAGTATTAGTGACTACAGCTACTGGCAAATTTAAATGTCTGCGAATATTTTTTGCTGACCAATTAGCCATGGCTAGATAATCTATATGTTCATTATTAAAAGCAAAGATTAGTACACCGGCTGTCATCTGTTTTTGTTAAGGTCTTCGTATTCTTTCAACCAAGCAGTTGTTTGTTCTTTATAAATTTTCCTAGCCTCGTTTAATAAATTAGTGCTATGAACTTTTACTGGATTCCCGTACAAGTCAATTATTACTGGGTCTATCTGTCCTTGTCCCCAACAAGATTCTAAAAATACAATAAGATTAGGCTCTGCTTTAAACATTCCGCCGTTGTGAGCAAATACCAATTTACCTTGATATTTTTCTTTAAGTGTGCGCTTGGCTGCCGCATGGTCAAAACGACTGCGACTATGGGCAATTAATTTGTCAGTATCCATACCATTATTATACTACATCTGAGGGAAAAAGTAAAGGGGCAAGAAGCCCCTTTGGTAATACTAAAAGTGCCGTTAGGCGAACATTACGATACTGCCGAAGCTACTGTTGGCGAGCCCCATGTGTTTGTCAAATATGTGGTTTCTGGTGAATAGTATGTAACAACGGTTGTTGGTGCTGTACCAAAAGTAATACCTGTTGTTGCTGTTCCGCCTGAAATGTCGGCTCCAAACGGATCGCCATTATCATACCAAACTATGGTCAAAGTTAACACCGCTCCGCTTACGCTGGCATTGACTTGTACATAATTGCTAGAATATGCTGTTCCAGTATCAAATTGTTTATAAATTGTGACCGGACTTGATGTTAACTGAGCATATCCTGTGCCGGTAGCTAATGTTGTTGGAGTACCTGAACCACCAATTTTGGTAGTGCCAGTATAGGCTTGTCCAACAATGGTTTTGCTCGCTCCTGTACTGGACAAATAAATTGTTCCGCACACATTGTTAACAAAATTATTCCATTCGGGATCAGCAGATGTTCCGGTTGATGTTTTGCTAAATTGAATTTTAATTAATCCTCCTGCATTAAAAAAATTACTTGCCGCTGTTGTGTTAGCAAATGTTATAGTATCAGTGAATGTGATAGACCAAGCTGCTGCTCCTGATCCGGTAGCAGCGGTTTTACTGGCAGTTCCAGTCCAACCTGTATACTGAGTTCCTAGTGAAGCTGCATTATATTGATTAGTGTTGCAACTTGTTATATCGGTAGCAAGGTTTGACAAGACTGCAATAGTATTGCCAGCCACTGGATTAGTTCTGGAAGTAATTGTTGTGCCTTGATGACTGGCTAAAGAACTGACTGTAGTATTTAATGTTGCCCATTGTGTGGCTGTTACTGTAGCACCCGTGGATACTGTGCTAAGTGCTGTTTGACCATATTGCGTATTCCAAACATAGTTAACATTTCCACCTGCCGTAGTGCTTGTAAACCCATTATAATCTGTGGCTTCGATTAATCCGCCTGACACATATGTCATTACTAGTTCCTATTATTTTATCGTAACAATAGCTTCAACGACACCTAAGTCTAAATCTAATTTATCATCTAAACTACGACCTATTACATTGAATGCTGTTGCTTCACCTACTTGAGCAGCTCTTGCCATACCATTTCCGGCAGATACTAAACGATCACCTTTGTGGATAACTCCTGTTACTTGAACTGGTACCCGACCTGTCATAGCAACTGGTGGATGTGTTGAATCGTTACCAGCGCCACTGTTCATTAAATAAGCAGCGTTTGTACTTATAACACCAAATACAGATTCACTTAATTCTGTATTAGAAATAGTAATTTCGGCTGAACCACCTAATTCAACTACAGTACCAGCGGCATATTGTGTGTCTGACGCAAAACGTTCTGCTACGTCAGCATACTGAGCCGAAGTTGAACGAGCAAATATGGTATTAAAGTAACTAGATGCGCTGCCAATATTGCCTACGGCATTTCCAGCAGAATTAATAATTGCTGTACCGAGCGCACTAGAGTTAACCGCTATACTGCCCGAAGTAAATGTATTAGCATCTGTACGCATGAAACTATTTCCGGATACACCATTTAATAGTTGTGAATTAGTGGCTGTTCCTTGAAATAAAGGAACTTGACTTCCTGTTATTGTAGCAAGGGTAATGCCCGGACGAACTGTTGTAAATCCTGTAATTGGGGTTTGTGGTGTAAAAGCAGCATCTTCAGAAATAATACCAACAATGGTATTGTTTACATATAATTCTACAACAATATGACTTGCTGATGTATTATCAATAATAATTGCGGGAATAGCGCCAGTGATACCTGTCGCCGAAGTGTAAATAGGCCCAACCAATAACCATTGGGTTCCTGTCCAAACATTTAATTGTGCGAGAGTTGTATTATACCATAAATCACCAACAGCGTTATTTGTAGGAGCTGTAGTAGCAGCTTGAGATCCACCAATAGCTTTAAATCCTGTGCCATTAAAAACTTCAAGAATAGCTGTTGTTGTATTAAACCAAAGCTGTCCAACAAGTGGTGCTCCTGGTGGCGTGCTGTTAGCTCCGCTTTCCAATAAATGAATAAAATTATCATCTAAAAATTGACCATAGCCAGCGTAGTTTCTACCAATCAGCGTTTGCGAGCTTGCTTGGTTAATGGTTCCGTCTGGAATAGTAGCAAAAACGTTACCGTTTGTTAGGTTTATAGTATAACTCATGTGTTCATTGTCCTTATATTATTTATAGCTGTTTAATATACACGTATTTATGTATGTTCTACATAAAGATATGATGTGAAAGTTGGACTCTTAATCCTTTTAATAAGAGTAATTTTCTTTAGCTGATTTTCGTGTTGATGCTCTTAGTTGAGCTCGTAATACAATAGAACAATACCACTTTGTGTATTTGTTCTGTAATGCTAACGAAGATACTTGTTCTATATAAATCATTTTAAGTCGCTGATAAATTTGTCAAAGTTTGTATCCGCAAAGTGTAGTCAATTTGAATTTGACGGTTCAAACTTTTCTGGACCGGATGGAATATGACATGGGTGATTAAGAACAAATCTGTAGCAGAACCGCCCCAGCACTGCAGTCCTAATTCATCAAATACATAATCCCCGTTAAAATTTGTGCTATTATCAAACGCTTGTTGCCCCGGGGGTTGACCATAATCAAGCAAACAAGTTACTAAAATATCTGTGTATGGATTTCCCGGCGTGTGCAAAATAGTCATATTATTGTTTATTGGGTCCAAATTACTAGCAGAATTTTGATCTACTACTTGCGCATAAGTTTCATTGTATAAACTGGCATTTTGTCCATTCACATTGGGTGGTAAATATGTAATAACTCCCGTAAGATCCACGGCTGACCCACCGTTACCAAAAGCCATGGTATAAATCCAGCCCCGCCCTTGATCTGCCAGTGTATTGGCCATGGCAATACTAATATTTTCGTAATTAACTTGATTATCTTTATCAACCAACACCTCACCTGTGTTGCGATCGGTAATCTTAATATGGCCTTTAATAATTGGGTTCATCTTATCAAGCATTTTGTTCCTTTTTCTTTCTGCCGCCGCCTTTGCCAGCGCCGTATTTAACTGATTTCCATCCATTTTTGCTATTGTATACATCGCCAAATGATATATTATTATCTCTACAATAAGACTGTAAACCTTTAATTTTAATAGTAATTCCGATTGGGGGGGTTATTTCCCACTCTAAGGCGTTGTGATTATTTGCTCCGCTCTGCTGCTTGCTTCTGGTTTCCCGCATTGTTTCGGCATTGTCGCCGTAAATTTCTTTGTAAGTCTTTCCTGCTTTGGCCTTACTCTGTTTATCTTTAGTTATATCACTAACATCGTGGCCCATTCTAGCAGCACTCCAGTTTACCCAATAGGATTCTGCCCGTTTTTTTGTGTGCTTCATACCTATAACTCCGCCGCCGGCACCGTAAATATCAGTTTTATTGTAATAACTTGGATCTTTTTTAACATTATTTGACTTTAGTAAAACTTCTTCAATCTTACGCAATTCTTTATTTGCTATGTTATCGTAACTTTTGACAATAATTTTTGTAAATTGTTCTGATCCTAAACGCAAAATGTCCGCCTTAAGATCTTTACTTGATCCAAAATAAACAGGATTATCATTTTGATCGCTCCCGATATAACGCCAAGGGGTAATTCCCAATGCTTTATTATACAAGTTTTCAGTTATATAAATGTTTGGCATATTAGGCTTTTTGCTCCACAAATACCTTTTTTGTTTTGGGATCAAATATCCTTACTAAACCGTCTACATTTATAGCACCAGTATCGTTAGGACGTTTTTCAGGTTTAGGCTGTTGTTGTGTAGGTATATTATTTTCCATTATTCTTTATTTATTGTATTATTGACTTCAGGTAAACCTTATAAATTTATCCTAGTTTACACCCCTTAAAAATAGCGCAGGAACGGTTTGTGTTTCTTGTAACGGAACACCATTTGAAGCCGTCAAAGCTCCCTGCTGATACCAAGTCACCCCACGCCTTACAAGAATAATAATATCAACTCCATTTGCGGGTGGGAAATTAAATGTAACTTGTACTGGATTTTCAGCAGTAATTGTATATCCTGTAGTTTGCAATGCTCCAGCCACTACAACTTCCACAGCATCACTCAATGGTAACCAATATTCAGTATCCGTAATAGCAATATTTGATGGTATCGTACGTATTGCTCTATAATAAAAATTAGAATTAACTACTACCGTCCCTTGATTGTATGTGTCGGCATAATTCCAAATTACAGCATTATCAAATACCAATGAAATATTATCTGCAGTAAAAATTGTTGTTGCCCCGTCGGCTAAAATTGTATTCGACACAATATAATCCTGGAATTGAGTTGATAATAAATTACCTCGACCCATGTCATAGACGCTAGCTCCAACTTCATGAGTAGCAGCTCCTGTGCCCGCCGTTCCACGTAACAAACTACTAACTGTGTTGTTAATTATATCTCTATCACGATACATTATGCGTTCACCATTAATAGTTATAACTCCCCATATGTTAGCTGCAAAATCAGGTTCACTTAACGCACTGGCATTATCAACATAGATTATATCATCGGTAATTTCTACTGCTTGTATTAAAACAGTAGTTGAATTAGCAGTAATTCTATATGTTGCTTGTATTCCGCGCATGTCTTGGAATATTCTAAATGCCATAGCTTCCGGAACTACAGAATTTGTAACTTGTGTTACCATAACAACATCTGTAGGTTGTAGTGTGCCAGAACCTAAAATAAGCTGTGTACCTTCTACTGTAAATCCAATATAAGGAGTTAACTGTTTCCCATTTAAAAATACTTTTAATCTGTCAATATTGGTAGTGAATCTTGTTAAATCCAAATCATTTATTTCAACACCTACCAAAACTGGACCAACAAAAACTTGTGTAAGTAATCTTTGTTCTCTAGTATCATTAAATGTAGTTACTGAAATTGTTTCTCCTGTAATTGGAACTAGCCCACCAGATGGATTAAAAGTCAATGTCCTGGCTATAGGATCAATTGTAGCTTGTGTGCCGGCGGTAACGGCAATATAGATTCTTTTGCCTTCGGTCGGAGCCACATAAAATACAACTTGTAGTGCATCAACCAAAGTTGAATAATCATAAGATCCTGGATGATTGGTAGTCAGACCAACATCAAATAATGTAGCAGCATATCCTTCAGTGTACACACCAAGATCTAAATACCATGTTGATGGATTTTGTAATTCATCATTTATATAAACTTGTACATCCGTATTTGTTACTGAACTTAATGGTATTCCTAATCTTCCAGGAAGAGGGAAGTTGTATTGTGATCCGCTTGCTACAAAATCTATTCCCGCCGCTGTTCTAGCACGAATTCCTTGTACTGTTACAATAGGATTAACTGAATTTGTATAAAGTAAACTATTATCTAAATTATATGTTAAAACGCCTGTAACTCCCACAATATTTTGAACTACTGGAACACTCCAAGAATAGTTTGTTGTAATATTATTGATTGTTGTTGGGGCAATTACCACTAAACTTATAAAATCTGAGGATGTATAAGTAGTGTCAAATGTAAGAACCGTTGTTCCGTATGCTGTACCTACAACAAAATTGTAATTACTATTATTTAAATAGGCACCATTAATAAAAATTACAAATTCTTGAATTTGATCGTATTCAACGGGCACCGTGATAGTATTACCAACACTACCACCGTTATATGTGTTTTTGTATAATTGATTCCCACCACCGAGCTCATAAACATAAATGGCTATTTGATCTCCATTAACCACCAATGCCGAAGAATTTAAAATTGTAAAAGTTTGATTGGGCCAATTAACGGTATAATCAATACCTACCAATAAATCATATCCACGTGTAACATTTACAATGCCAATAGTAATTGGATATGGCATTTGACCGGCAAAACTTGTTATAGGTTGAGAACTATTATATATTGTTTGGAATAAGCGTTGTGGGAATCCGTGTCCTACGCCAGACCAGTCAGCACCTGGTGTTGTATAAACACGTAAATCTAAAGTATCAAATTCTATACCCGGTACTAATTCTTCTGGGGCATGACTTTCGTAAGTATCAACATAAGCTCCGCCATTGATATTAATATCTGTTGGGCGCACACCTAAATAAGGATCAAGATATTGGCTTTCAAAAATTGTATTTAAAATTCCATAATCATAAGTTGGTTGCCCGTTGGCATCTAACCCATAATTATCAAAAGTATTAATGTCATAATTGCCGCGGTCGTATCCGGTATCTTGATTAAATGTTACACCGGCGACCTGAACCCCTGGATAATCAATGCCGTCAATCAATAATGGCAATGATAAACCTGGAATATTAGGAGTAGCAACATAATAACCCATAGTACGGTCAACACCACTTAATGTAGCAGGGTCAACTAGCACCCATTCGGCAGGATCAAATATAGAATTTGTCACCGAACCAGAAACTCCGTTAGCTTGCCATACTTGGTTTCTATAACGTACTTGTGTACCATTTGTATATGTGACTAATACAGTACCAGTTATTTGTCCATTATATCCTACGCCATTAAAATTAGAAAGGAAAGTTAAATTGGTTGTAGAACAAGTTACTACCGTGTACTCATTATTAAATCCAGTAAGTGATACTCCTGTTACAGTTATGATATTTTCATCGGGAAACGGTACAGACATTTGTTCGGCAGCAAACGTTGCTGTCGCAATACCGCCAGATGTTGTTATATTTGCTAAAAGAATAATAATAAGTTGTGTTGGCATCCAATCAATAATATCTGTTTGATATTGATATCTGTCATACTTAATTGTAGTTTTAATTGAGCGTACCAAACCATTACCCATATAAGCAACTGCAGTGGCATTTGTTCCAACATATGTTAAGTCCACAGTACCATTGACCACAGTTCCAGTACCTATAGGAGTAACATTACCCAATACTCCAGTATTATTAGTTCTATAAATGTCATTTGCTCTAGTAATAATATACGAATTAGAATTAACCATTAACCCAGCAGACCAAGGAATAGAAACTCCTGGTAAACCGCCACCGGATATAGTTATAGTAGCATCTGTACTGTATCCTGCTCCAGGATTAATAACAGTAACAGCAACAACTTCTCCTGACCCATTAATTTTAGCAGTCATTGTTGCTGGTATTGTGCAGGTGCCTGTTACTGTTACCACAGGATTAACTGTATACCCAGCCCCACGATTAGCCACTGCCACTGATTGGACACTTAGTAAATAATTGTCAAACCATTCACTATATAAACTAGGATATAACCAAATTTGTGCGTTTGACGGAGTATCACTTGCAGTTGAATAGTGTGCAGTGACTGCTGTGTCATACGGAGTTAATATTGGACTTACAAATTGTGGTATTTCAAGTGTTGACTTCCAGTACGCTGGCAAATCAAAATCTGTTAAATCTGCGTCAAACTCATCTTTACCATTATAAATTAAATTAAATTTACGAACCTGAACATGATATGGCTTAACTTCTTGGAAATAATCCATGACAAATTGTTGATTGTCAGGCAGATAAGTTTGATATGGAGCCAAAGAACGAATAGCATGATTGATATTTACATAACTAGTTTTGACTAGCCACGAAGGATTAGTAAATTCACTATAAACATAATTAAACATCAATATTAAACTGCTGTTACGTTCATAAAGTAAATCTTCAATATAAATTTCTTCATTTAATGCTCTAATGATATATCTTGTTTCAACTTGCGGGGTCTCATCAAAATATTGTGAATCAAAAACTTGTGCGTCAAAACCAAAATTTCCAACTTTATAGTTCCATAACTCTTCTTTAAATGCTATAGTACCATCTTCTAATCCTACACGTTGCCAATCAATAGCCGGATCAAGACCTGTACGTAGATAAATTTCCCATTTTCCTGCGCCGTTGGCTATTACTCTAACACTAGACCCCACAGGGGCAGTTGTATAAGTCAATGACGATAATTGCCCAAAGTTTTGTACTGCGGCTACCGCAGGAATGGTAGGATTATATCCAGGCAAATACCAATTGACATAGTACCAGTATAGCGGAGTATTATAACTTTGAACCTGTATTAACATTAAAGTTTTATTGCTTTGCACTTGGTAAATTGTCCAACGCCCTTGTTGACTACTATCTGCCAATACCAAATATTTGTAACCCACGGGCACTAAAGCAAGATTTTGATAACTTAAAATTGTAAGATTTGGGACAGAAAAATTCCAGGCTCCTGAACCAGCAGCTGGCGTAGGTTGCACAGCATTAAGTAAATTAAAACTTCTTATTTCAGAAATAGGAAATTGTGCCAACACCGCATTGGCTCGTACTAAGTAATTTTCCAATGCTGTAAATCTTTTGGCAAACATACTTTGCCGTGGTCTAAATTCTACTCCATACTTCATTCCAGGACTCAATGTTGGATCAGGAACAGCATTTCCTGCTGTATCTTGACCTGTTAAACTATCTAAAAATTTGCGATAAAGTTGAGTATTAAGAAAAGAGTCACTTATTCCGTCAGTAATGATTTGATACTCTTGGTGGACAACATCATCATTTATTTGGCGATCAAAACCTATACTTAATATTGTGTTATTGGCATTTAATAAACTTTGTGCATTATAAATGGCAACTGTGCTGGCATTAAGACCTGCTATGTAGGGCAATCCACTACTTCTAGGATTAAAAATGTAACTTGCTACGCCATTAGCACTTAAAGTTTTACCTGCTCCGCTGGCAATAGTTGTTATTCCTTTGACCCAGAAATAATATAAAGTTTGAAAAATATTATTAGTACCTAAAACTGAATTTACCGTATAGCTGATTGGCCCCAACGGAGTACCTTGACCGGTATAGCTTCCCGGAGGATTAGAACTTTCTACCCATTGATAGACGTCAACGGTACTACCAGGGAAAGTTGTCCCCCAACGACGGCTAGCATATACTATATCATCTTGATTGGGATCAATAAATCTTACTGTGTCAATATCCCACCACATTTCGCCTATGTGTTCACTGCCCCAAGCATTTCCATTGTTATGTACGGATCCAACATTATATTGTGCTGGATCTACTGCTCCGATATAATCAAGATTACTGCGAGCAACTCCTAAAATTTTCCCTTGTAAAGGGTCAAAGAAATCAAAGTAAGTTTGGATTCCACCATTTAGCGTATTATTAACGCCTATAGCTTGTGCTCCGTTATAAACAAATACTCCGTCAAGCGCATAAACATCTACTACTGGTTGCTGTACCCGAATTGGTACCCATGCTGGCGAATTTGTAGGATTATTGTAAACGGTGATGTATCCTAAATTAGTTGTGTTGGTAATTACTCCACCAGTAGCTCCAACTATTAATCTATCGTTATCATAATTAACCGCTGTTGCAAATCTAGAACCTGTTGAAGTATAATTATTATAAATTTGTTGACCAAAAGCAAACTGGCCGGGATTATTAGCACTATTTGTACTACTTGGAAAATAATCATATGTATATGCTACACCGCCGTTACTAATTCCGTTAAAGAATGTTGTGCTGCGTTCATCAAAATAAGTTTGCCCGGCGTCAAAAGTAGTTGATTCATATACATTGCCATTTGGAGATCCAACAATTAAATTAACTCCGCCTGTATCAACGCTTAACGAAGCACCAAATTGTCCGTAAACCGTTGGTGCCGGACTTAAAATTTGTTGAGAAAATACAAAAGTATTAAATCCTATTTGAGCAAATACTGAATTAACGAATCCAGGTAAAACTGCAAGCAAATTATTAACTGTGCCAACTTTAGAATTTTTTATGGAAATAGTTAACCTACCAGAAACTACCGTTATAAAGTATCCGGCTTGCGGCGCATACAAAAAATATATGCTTTCTGTCGTCGGATCGTAAGAATAGTCAGTACCAGCAATTTGTAATATATTATTTACATATACTACCGTATTATAAGAACTGGCAACAGAATATAAATTCCCTATGTAAAATATTTTGTTGCTACCATCACCTGTAAAAGTTAAATCTGAAGTTACCGTAGCAAATACGTTAGGAATTTCTGCGGCATTGATTGTTGCGGCAAGTCCAACGACATTATTATTGGGTGCTGGCGGAACAGTAACTACAGCCCCATTAATTCTAATAGTTCCGCCAGAAGTTAAAATTGGATTTGCAATAGTGCTAGTGGTTATTCCATATACTCGAGACTGGTTAGTTAAATAGTCAACTGAACCAGATTGTGCTAGATATGTACTATCAAACGGCGCTCCAACAAAAAGATTATTGTCTAAAGGTCCGATTTCGGCAACAGTACCATATTGCGCTTCATAACTAGGTGTATGACTAGCCAATGCTTGTATTTGATTTATTTGATTTGTTTCAATTTCAATTATATCACCGTAATTAAATGTTATATTAGAAAATATAACACTATTTCCATTTAAAGTATATTGTCCACTAATTGATTGTTCAGTAGTTGATAAAAAAATGTTGTTCACACTCACTGCAATTGGAGGATTTATTGCTCCAGAAATTGTGTATGTTAATTGTGCCGGATCAGAAACCACAAATTGAGCTACGCTTCGATCAAATACATAGGCAGATCCAGAATCCACTATCATATTTGTAGTAGAGTTAGGAGCTGTTATGACTATTTGTCTTCCGTCGCCAGTTGTTGATACGCTTGCGCCAAAATTATCACCACTCAACGATGCTGGATTAGTGATTGTTGTTACATATTGCCAATAAGTTGGAGTAGATACTATAATTTTAGCACCTTTAGGGGGATATGATCCTAATAAAAATGCTAAAATTGTAGTGCCAGTATTGAAAGTATAATCAAGATATGGCCGTTGTAATGTACCATTTACACTAACTGTAAAATTATTAATAGTAGTAGCATTGTACAAATAAGTGTTTAAAGAAAAAGAATTAACATTATAAAGTCCACTGCCGGAAGATGTAAATGCAGTTATTAGACCGTCAGTAATTACATTTACTACAGTTATGGTTAAATTATTAGCTGGATTGGTTCCACCAATTTGTGTGCCGTATATTGTTAATACATCACCAATTTGATAATTTAATCCTCCTGAATTTAAAGTAACAAAGTATGAACCACGTGTATTTTCAACAGTAAAAACTGCCCCGACTCCTGCCCCAGTTTGAGAATTTGACTGAATTGCGTAATAATACGATTGGTCTAATTGTATTTTTAAACGTCTAGTAATTGTTATAATTTGTCCGGCTGCCGGTGCTTGATTAAAATTAACATATTGTTGAGTAAGCGTGTAAGCAGCGGGAGATATTTCAACATTTTCAAATGTGACAACTAATTGTTCAGGATACAAATAATTAATTTGTATGTAATTAGAATAATTGAATAATGTTGTTGAACTATCTCCAGTATAAGTTACGGATTGAGTTTCAACATCAATTTTTTCATAAGCATACACTAAATTATTTTTTGGAGCTCCGACATACATCCATCTTTCGTCTGAGCTAATTACAGCGGACGTACCAAATCCAATAGCTCCAAAATTTTGATCTGGTGGCAGTAACAACTGATTAATAGTATACGAGCTATCAGTTGAATTTCTATAAATTACGGCGGCATATCCCATATTTGAATATGATGCGCTGGCCCCAGCAACTGCCCAATTCTGGTTGCCAAATTCTACAATATTTCCAAACCCAACAGTTCCTTGGGTCAAAAGGGTTAAGGTTCCGCTGTATAGATAATCTGTATATGTTCCTCTGATATATGTAAGAACTGAGCCTGCACCAGAATTTGTCCCGGACGCCCCCACAATAGCCCCAAAACTTTTTCCAACCTGTGCTATACTAACTCCGTATTGCCCGTCTGCGGTTATTCCAGGTATAATACTTTGATTTATAACAAATGGGCTTTGTTTTTGTAGAGTTTTCCAATGTCCATTTCCATCATTATCTACCCAAGCTATGCTGCCTTCTAATAAGTTATTGACGAATGGCAAAGTTGAAATGTCACTGGCCTGACTTACGCGAGCGCTTTGTAGATGGAATACCAAACCAGTACCTGTTAACGATTTTATACCTAAAACTGTAAAATTAAAAGAAATTGTAAAACTTGTAGGAGTAGGAATCGCCAATATTCTATAAACTCCGTTAACTCCTTGATTAAAATATTTGATAATTATTAAATCACCAATTGATAATCCATGTGCACGAGTCATTTGAGCAATGGCCGTATTATTGAGATTGTCAGTTAATGTTAACATCTGCCCTGGTGTTTCGGCTACACGATACACTCCCCAATCATAACTGTTTATTTTGGCTATCCATATGTAAGTACCGATGCCTATAGTATTAATTTGAGCATCGATGCTAGAAGGATCTTCTATATTAAAAACAGTAACATCAACATCATCTAAACAAACATATCCGGCGGAAGGCAATGACACAGCTAAACTACTATTTTCATAAGTTGTAGGTAATATATCAGTGGAAGTAATATTATAACTTTCCTTCCACAAATTATTTAAATAAACAGTTTGATTAGCTTGGCTTGATTGGCCTGGATTAATTATTTGTATTGTTGAAGGATTATAGGATAGTAGAGATTGATTTAATTGTATTTCAAAATAACTTTTATTAGCTTGGGCCCCGTATGTACCAGATAATACTCCCCAATTTTCATATATTTGATAATCACCTTTTTCTTTGTTATTAATTTGTGCACTATTAAATATTTCTGCCGCTTGTAAAGTTCCTTTTGTGCCAAGAAATTGTTGATATATTTGAACTTGAGTCACTCCGTTCAAATTCATATCTGTCATGTATTGACGAGGACGGAATCCAATTAAAGCAAAAGCAAATAAATCATTATCACTAGTTAAATTGGCCTGATATACATCATAGGCAGTTGTTAATTGATTGGCTTTGTTAGCTAAATTAGGTAATAGCCCAGTATCAATTTTTTGATAATCACTTTTTACCCAATTACTATAATTAAATGCTTGTTGTGGTTGTGAAATAACCAATGCCTGCCAATAGGTATTTTTATATAAAACCATTTCACCTTTTGCGTAGGTTTTATTTGGTTGCCATTGTTTTACATTATTTAAATTTAAAATAAAACCTTGGGCATTAAGTTGTCCGTCCCAATTAGTAGTAGTTGAAGCTATTAGACTTAATCGTACTTGTCTAGATCCAGTAAGCGGATCATAAATTAAATCTTGATACTGACTAGTATTGTTTAATACTATCATATCTTCATAATTAGTATATTTCAATGTTAAATAATTAATTGTTTGTTTACTAGTGGAAGTAACTGAAAATTGATTTCCTTCTCGAATAACTATCATTGTGCTTACATTTAAAACACTACGATTTTGATCCAATAGCATATTTTCAGGAGTAACACTAGCAATAGTATCTACAATAGAAATAGGTTGGCTAGCTGTAATTTTTGTAGCGCAAGGATTTAAATTAACTATAGTTCCAGGCGTCCATCCCTGCGATGAAAAATATAAAAATTCTTGGCACATTTGATTCCAATCCAATGTATATCCATTTTCTATGTTGTCAAATATTAAACCTTGACTCACTAACCAAGCGCCGTATCCTAATAGAAAATCACAAACGCTGGCCGTGCTAGTAAATGTATATCCATATGGAATTTGCACAACATTATTGGTGCGTTGTATAGGAACTTGAACCGATGTGCCACCTGCTGAAATAACTTGATAAGATCCAGCGGGTATGCTAGCCAATGCCTCAAAATAAGGTTGCACATTGCTGTAACCATACACAGAATATCCGATGCCGCCCGATGATAATTCTTCTACTTGTACAATTACTGAACTATATGTTACGCTGTTAAACGGTTGATTCTTATAAAACAATAAATCATAACTAGTTGGGGGTATTAATAAACTATTATTAGTTGAATTTGGTCCGGCACGATCTGTAGTTAAAGCAACATATACAGGATCCGAAAATGCTGCCATACGATAGCATAATCTTACGTCTATATTTCCCAGTGCTTCAGTTAATGTTGTTGTACTATCAATCCCAAGTTGATTATTATAATCAACAATCCAATTAATATAAGATGCTTTGCTAACACCATTACCATATATTTGTATTTCTGAAGCATTTAACCTATATCGATTATTGTACAAATACTGCCCAAGCGTTGTGTTATAACGATACAAATCTCTATCAGCAAATAAAGAGAAAAATTGCGCTGGTTTTGTCAGTGCCAATAATCTCATAATAGCAAATGGATATGAGGAAGAATTCCACCAAGATGCTTGAACTGGACCACCGTCTCCTGCTGTCCATGATTTTTGAAATCCGTAAGGATCATTTAACCCAACCACACAATCAAGTGGTGATAACAATTCTCCTTCACTACCTGCTGGAATAATTTTGCTTAATCCAGGGCGAACATATTCAGGAAGAATATATGGTCCAGACGGATCGCCAACAATACCAGCTTCTAAATCATCCCAAAGAACAGTATTTCCTGAAGTATACGGAGCTGGTCCATAACGTTGCATCCACCAACTAGGTTCCTGAGAAAAACCTACCATTTCCCAGGGAGTTGAATTAGGAGTTTCCGTATCATAAAAATAACGATAAATTCCGCGCCAGTTGCCCTGAAGAAATGGTTCTTGATTAATGCGATTGGCTGCTTGACTATAATTATAAGTAAACGGATTTGAAGCAATATAATCTTGCGAGGTAAAATCTAATTTATTTTGTCCTACCCAAGTTAAAAAGTCTTCATTCATAATTTGATTGACTTCTGCGTATGTGTAAGGCGTGGTTCTAAAAAATCCTGGCAACAATGCTGTAGTTTGTGCGGGATAAAAATTTGGATCAACTTCGTCTGTTGTCAACGGAATTGGATTATCATCAACTTTGATATTGTTGTATATGCGTTTTTCAAATTCTAATAATACTTGGTCACGAATATCACCAAATGCAATGGTTGTACTTCCGTCATGCCCTTGTATTACTAGAGTTGGAGAAGAATATGTGTCATCAAGATAAATTTGAGGTTGATATACTGGATATAATCCCATTTTACTTGGCGTATTTGGACACCAACTAGGGCCCGGGTTGGTAGACGTAGTACCAGCAGATGTTGTTGTTAAAACGGGGATATATTCATTAATGACAACTACATCTCCTACATTCAATTTAATTAATATTGTTAATTTAGGAGCAATAGTAGATACTGTGTATTGACTACCACGCAATAACAATACTCCATTAACATAAACTAATAAACCTTGATAATTAGATGTAGTAAAATCATACGTTTGTAATGTATTAAAAATATTTGTAGTGATAGGGTTGACTATTGTTGTTGTTGGTGTGTAATTTGTTCCAACAGGCAACATGTCACTCCAATAAAATGAATTAGAATTTGTAAGAATTGACGTAAATTTTTGTATGGCAGCGTCAAGTATGCTACTAATTGATTCAGAAGGTTGTATATCTAGTTGCGTGACTGCTGTTAGTAATTTATTTTTATATTTTATATATTCTCTGCTATTGTACTCTATAGAAGAAAAAATATCATAACTTGCGGAACGCAGGAAAAATCCTCCAAGTGTAAGCGGGGATGATTGCTGTACTATTTGTGTTCCATAAGGAACAATGTTGCCCAAATCTCGAGTATTGTTTGGACCATTAATATTTCCTTGTAAAGCCAATAAATTTTCGCAAATTGTAGCATAATGCTGTCTAATGCCACCCAGCGTAAACTGTTTGCTGTTTCCATTAAATGGATTATTTTCTAAATTAATAGGAATCTGATAAAATCCAATAGAACTTACGTCAGAGCTATAAACTAAAACTTCAATTATATCATCAAGTTTATATGTTGTACCAGTTAATGTAATTGTTGTAAATCCCGTTACGTTATTAACTGATAATACATAAGTTGATGGTAATTGATAAACATTGTTGATAAAAATTTGTACAGCAGGTACGTTTAAATCCGTGGCCGCTAAAACGTCAAGCTGCAGAGGATTTCCTGAATATTTAAATTGAAATTGTTGACGTTGTAATGATGGTATGGCTGCCGTTTGCCAACCAATTTCTGGAGTAAAACTAACTAAATTATTATATTGATAAACGAAACCGCTGCTAACATCAATGGTAATACCAACGCCTGCTGGTGTGTAGATAAAGGTATCTGTATAAAAATTATTATTAAATAATGTATCGCCAATATTGTTAATGCTAAAAAATGATAGAGGAATTCCTAATACTTTATCTATAGGGTTATCAGGATTTTCAGCATAACTCAATAATTTACAGCCAGTAAAGTTAGTACTAGGATATTGGGTCGTATCTCCAAAACTATAACCGTTGCTATCAAATATATCAAAAAGAGGAGGTTGCTGAATAGATGTTTTTTGCTGTGAAGCTATCCAAGATACGCCAGTAAAATAAAAACTTTGACCTTTTTGTGTATTACCACTGATGCATACAGTACCTTGATTAGGTAGTGCCGGACTATAACTTGTTGGAACTAAAACAATAACGGGTGTAAGCGAAATAGTTGGATCTACATCTACAAATGTTACTTCATATATTTGATTTTTTACTGTAGGATTCAAATCAGCAGCAAAAATAATTAAACTTCCTTGAACTAATGTATATCCGTCTGTTCCGTAGCCAGTTTGACCATTAACATTAAGCAAAGCATCTGTTTGTGTAAAATCTATAACATTAACCGCGGGAATTCCTTGTATGGCAAAATCAAATAATTTAGTATTAGCTCTAAATTCTAAAATAGGGCGTGTTGCTCTTTCTGTGCTATAAGCTGGCGCAGTATTGTTGTAAGCAGCAGCAGCCGTGATAACTTCTGTGTGAAACCATCGATTACTTCTAGTCCACGGATTTAAATCTTGGCTTGCCATATTAATCGTTATATAATCAGGCGCAATTGGCTGATTACCATAAGAATCTATTGTTCCGCCACTTATATACGAGCCGGCAGCGGTACTAGCATAAGTTATTGATTGAAATAATTTATCAGCAGATGTAGTTGCCGATGTTACTGTGTATATTCCATTATAATTTCCAATTGACGATACAATTTTACTTACAATAACTAACTGCCCAGGAGTAAATGGAAGTGTAGGTTGTGCTAAAAAAGTTAAAGTTACTTCTGTTCCATTTCCCGAAGCATCATATACATTAATGACATTTATTTCTGTGGCATATTGCTCAGGAACAATTAAACTTAATTCAGGAACTAAAACGATCCCAGATCCAACCCCTTGAACATAATAGGTATTACCTTGATAAGCTGAAGGAATTACATTACCTTCAAATATAATTTTAAGACCATTTGTAAATACAACGCCATTGGGACTTGTATAATTAAGTTGCCCTAAAATATCTGTTTCTATGTTAATAGTGGCATTTAAATTTTCATCAATTAAATTAATTATTCCAAATATTTTTGGATCTTCACTATCTTGATAATATAAGTTAGGCAGCGCAGCAGTAAGCAACGGCATTTCTTGAAACGTACCCGAAGAGTTTTTGTACCATTGTGTATTCACATACTCTGTACCGGCAGTTATACTGAATTGTGTTAAATTATCAATTTTTAGTATACTATTGAGTTGAATAAATTCAACTCCGTTTGCGTCTGGAACGTACTGTATTTGCCATAATCCAAATTGAACAGCCGGATCAGTAATTGGGATTTGTTGACTAAATGGTATGTTATCAAAAGATCCTGTTTGCCCGTTAGTTGTAGCCGAAGAAAAAGGAGTTTCTATATACCAGCCACCCGGCGCAGGATCAGAAGTTTGTGTTGAAAAAATACAAGTATACCCATTTAAATTTGTAATACCGTCAATACCAGTAGGATAAGTTTCTAAAAATGATTGTACTGTAATACCATTTAGTTGATTAAACAATAGCGTAGAAGGAATTACAAGATTAACTCGTCCTGTATTAATGGCAGGATAATTGATAAAAGGCATTGAATAATAAAAATTCTGTGCCGATTTATCAGGAACAGCAAATGATACTGTTCCAAGGTCAATACCATTATTAGTTACACCAAGAACATCTCTAGAAGAAAGGTTAGGCGACCAAGAAAGACGACCGTTAATACCAGGTTCACGTTGAATCCAAAAATCTGGACCAGTGCCAGGGGTAGCGTCAACAATATTTAACTGTCCGCGAAGATTAAATTCTATATCGTTACAATAATATAATGTGTTGGGAGCGTCTTGCGGTACTGTAAATGTTATTAATCCTTCTTTGGCTCCGTTATTAGTAACACCCTCACTCCATATGTTTGTAGTCCCAAAGGATAATTCAGTTTTAATATAAAATGCCAATGGAAGATTTTGCACTAAATTCCAAGTATATGTATTTCCACGAATTAGTGTTAACGTAGGATTGTTTTCAAAATCAATAGTCCAGTATCTAGTGCCGTTATTTGTAACGCGATAGTCAACAGCATCTGTATTAGTTTGTGCTATATTAAAATTATAATTTCCATTTCTTACTAGTGTAAGAGTTGGATTTTTTCCAGCATATCCGCTAAAGGTATAGGCACCATTAGCTCGTGTGACTGTAAATGTTTGTTGCGTAGGAATATCGGTAGCTGAAACCGTAACAACATCGGGTCCATTAGGCAACCAATAATATTGAGCATAGTTATTAAACTTATCAAAATCTACAAATGGGTCCCAAGAATAGTATTCACTTTCAAATAATCTATCAGCCTGGTCAATTATTCCACCTTGTGTTCTTATTGCATCTAACATTCCAGGATAAGTTATAGCATCACTTACCTTAGTTGTAGTTGGATCAATAACAACTACCCCTGGTTCAAGTTGATAATTAGTTCGGCTTGGAGTTGGTTCAACCACATAATAATCCGTAGGATTAACTCCGGGACCAACTTTTTGACCTATATAACCTTGAGTTTGTTTATATTGAGGTTCTTGAATTAATTGGTCTAATGTGGCATTTAAAAACTGAGTGTTTACCGGAGTTTGAAATATTTCTGGTAAAAAATCAACAGAACGAACTATTGCGGCCATTAAAATACTCCGGCTGATTGTAAATTAGTACTTGTTAATGCTGTAATAATTTCAATGTCGTTTAAACCAGCACCATTGACAAAAATTTGATTTGGAGCACATTGAATTTCATACAAAGCGCCAAAACTTAATTGTGAATTGAGTGGCACTAACACTACCGAAGCAACATAAGTTCCAATTTGGGAATGAATATATGATGCTAACTCTGAAAAATAAAAAGTATCTCCAAAATTCCAATTAGCAATATCAAAATAAGAATTCATAGTGGCTAATACAAGATTTTGTATCTGATTATTACTAGCGTTAGTATTTGGTGCCGGAATAACTTTTAAAATTGCTCTAAGGGCTTCCGGAGCTTTGCTTCCAAATAAAGGAAGAAATTCTACACTATTAAGAATAAGATTATCACTAATCATTTTATAGTTTTGTAATCCGGCATAAATTGTTGTTAATTCATCGATAGTTGGAGGAATTGGTTCTGATATAGTATTTGTAGTATCCCGAATCCATTGCACATAAGCTGTATAATATTCCAATGTAACAAGATACAAATCAATAATATTTGTACTGCCGGGATCAATTAAATTGCTTAATGCGCTGTTATGTCTATATTGAAAATATAAACTTTGTCTTCCAACTTGTGCTTGCCACCCAGAAGTAAGTGTTAATGCTCTAGCACCTTGAAGTGTTAATGTTAATGTATAAAAAGTGTTTTCTTGATAGGCATAAAATATTTGGCCAGTCACATATTCTTCTTTAACTTGCTCAATAGCGGCCAATGTTGGATAAATGCTCACTACCAAACCTGCTGGTTGTAAAAGATATCTTTGTAAATTGTCAAAGTCCGTAGTAAGTTGAAAAAATACCCATGGAGTTGTACTTGTAAATGTAGTATTGCTTGGCGAAATTCCTGTAATTTCAACAAAGAAATCAGGATCATCCGGAATACCATCATTATTAAAATCTTCATACCCTACTAATACTTGATAGTCGTCAACTAATCCATCACTAAGTACAGGTTGACCAATTATTTTAAGTGATATATTAGTCAACAGTGGTTGATTGCTGTTAGGTTGACTATTTACTTTTAATACTTTGACAAAATCTGAAATCACAGTACCAGTACGGCTGTCATATATAGCTTGGGCAGTATCAAAAAAGAAACGAACTTCTAATACACTTCCGTAATAATAATCGAGACTGCGTGAAACTATGGTATATTGATTGCCGTCAAATGTTGCTTGAATTAACCAACTTGCGTCAAGATTAGATCCAGATGTGTTACCAGCATACTGCTGACTCCAACTGGCTCCTACATTAAGATTAGTGGCGGTAATCACATACCATGAATACGGAGTACCAGTAATTGCCCCTGTACTATCGTATCCCAAACCAAAATTAGCTTTTAAATATATTTGATTATAAATTGTTTTTTTGACCTCAGTACTAAAACTAGTTACAAGTAATGGTATAACCTCTACTGCTATTGCCCCTGTAGGAACATATGTGTTGAGTACTACCGGGCCAAGCCCAGATGGTAAATTTCCTGCGCCACCGTTGGTGCCATCAGTGATTACTGCTGTAGGAGAAGCCCAAATAATTAAATGATCCCCATCATGTACTGGCAGTCCCGGCTGTATTTCATTGTTAGAGTCAAAGTAATAACCTGAAGGAGGAATAAATTTAACCAAAGAACCTTCAGTAATATATTGAGCAGCATTACTGGCATATCCTTGTCCTATAGGAACAGGAGTTCCTAAACTATTTTGAAAATATCCCGTAGTTTCATTAACAATAGTGGTACTTTCGTGCCAAGAATAATTTAATGATGCTAATGATGGGCGCGGGAAATAAGCATAATAAAATTGTCTTAATGTTTGCTGAATTAAAATAGGAGTTATGTCATTAAGAATAACATTGTTGATGTCATTAGTTGTTTGCCATATAAATGTAAAAGCAGGAGTTGTGTTTATATACCACAATGCTCCGTCATCACCAAATATATTTGTTGACGAATATTTTCCTGTTGGATCAACTAAATCAAGATAACGACTTGTTCCTATAGAACTACGATTTACTGCTGAACTTTTTAAAATAGAGTTATATGTTGTAAACGGAAAATTAGTATAGTCTTCTCCATTAACCATACGATTTTGCGTATAATATCGAGCCGGAGCACGTTCTTTAATTTGATCAATTGTTTCGCGTGGAGTAGCATTAGTTACAGGATTAGTAAGTCCGCAAGTAAATGTAATAGTTTCTATATTTCCACTTCGACTAACATATGAAATGGGAATCTGAACTGATTGCATTTCTTCTGGATTGATAATATATTGTAATCCATTTGAAGCACGAACATAAGTTCTAAACTGTCCCACTGGAATAGTTGCAAACACATTATCACCAAACACTAACGTTATTTGATCATTAGTGCGGCTGGTTACCGAATAGGCATTTTGTAGCGTGGGTGAATTTTGTTCGACTGCCGCGGTATATACCGAAGACACTTTTTTCCATATTTGTTGAACTGCTCCCACATTATCAAGCTGATATAACCAAACATCTTCGTTATTAACCCCTTCAATATTAATATTAACAGTACGATTAGAAACTTGCTCTACTAAGTTGAAATCTTGATTTTGTAATACACCTTGCTTAAACAAAAAGAAAAATCCTGTGTTGGCAGATTGATATCCTAATTGGTCATTGCGGAACAATACATTAAAATTTCCATTAGGCAACGGAGGAGGTTCATAGATATAAGTTTCTCCCGCAGATGTGGCATTTACCACTTCAAATGGCATACTAATACCATTAACAAGACTTGTATAAGGAATAACCGGCAAATAACCTGGAACTAAATTAACAGTATATTCTTGTGTATCTACTCCAAGAATTACTTGATCGTTTCCAGGATGCCCAATAGATTGTGTATTAACTAAGCTGGCATTAATAATAGCAATAAATTGTTCTTGCCAATCAAAATTGCTGGGGTCAGCCCAATTTACAGTAATATTAGCAAGATTCGCACCATTATAATCAGTTACATTTTCTGTTGTGGATACTGACAATACTTTAATATATCCTGATGCTTCTGTATTTCTTTGAGGAGCATACGAAATTAAATTTGCTAATTTAATTACAGAATCACGACGTTCTGCTGTATCAATATAATTTTCGCGTGTGTTTAAGTCTGATCGAAATGCCAATGCTTGACCCATAAAAGCCATAACATCAAGCAATGCTATAAATTCAGAAGATTCAATGTAATCATTAAAAGTTTCTGGGTAATATTGGCGCAGATAATCTATAAAAGATTTACGAAGCGTTTCAAAATCATAACTTTGAAAATCGCCCTGACTATAAGTTTGATAGATTCTTTTCCAATCTTCAACTCCAAATAGTACGGTTTGTCTTGTTGTAGTAGCCATGGTTCTTCCAGTGTTATAACTATTTATGCCTGATATAAACTGGGTATTTTAACCATTAAATATAACTAGCACTACGTTGTTGTTCATTAAAAAATATAGATAACCGTTGTGCATCAGTAGTTGCTACAGTTTGCAGCTTAATTTCAACTAATATGCCATTTTCTTGCGGGTACAAATAAATGTTGTCAACATATATCCTGGGGTCGCCGCCGCAAACACGTTGTATTTCGTTGTAAATAGCAGTTTCTGTTTCAGGCAACTGATTTTCAAACAGATAATTCCAAATTAATGTGCCATAATTTGGACGTCCTACTAATTCGCCTTGTCTAATATTAAAAGCGTTTAGTAAGTCTATTTTTATAAGGGCAAAATCTACTGCTGTAAAATTTTTATTTTGTCCTATAGTATTAAATCCAATAAAAGTTGCCATTAAAATATTTATCCAAAAAGATTCTTGACCGACGATTGCGCTTGATTGGCTAGCCCTGTTGCGGCCGATTGAGCTTGCCCAATTAAGGCTTGTCCTTGCCCTATTGCTTCCGAAACTGCTGATTGTGCTTGGGCCAAAAATGCTTTGGCCTGTGCAATGTCTGCCGCTATACCTAAACTTTCTGCTGATGGTATTTCATATGTTGGAGGGGATATTTTATCAGCTCCGATAACTCTTGTTACAGCAGCATCTACTGTAGCTCGATTAACTGTATTTGTAAATCCAGCTGCTGGCTGAACCCCTGATATCAAACCTGATAAATTAGTATCAGCAAAATCAATAGCGGATTGAACTGATTTTCCTAAAGTATCTAAGGCACTAGACACTGATCCTGCTAATCCGTCGGCAGCTCCTGTTACCGTATCAGCAAGATTGGTAACAGCATCAAGCGCAGCCGTAGATATTCCCCCGGCAGCGTTGCTAAAATTATCACCAAGACTAGTAAGTGAATTTGCTCCTTGCGCCCATAATGCTGTAGCGGCGTCGCCGTATTTGCTACCATTAGCAACTAACGCACCGATGTCACCGTTGACCGCAGTAGTAATTGATGATGCTGCGCTGGCTACATCGCCTCCAGTCAACCCCGAAGCTAGTCCTGTAAGCTGACTTACAGAATTACCTGTTGCTGCTTGAATGTTTGCCAGCATAGATGTGTTAAATCCAACCGCTCCCGATGACAAACTCGATAATCCTGCGTTAAAAGAAGCTACCGCATCAGAGCCAAGATTAGAAATCGCTGCAGGAACTGTTCCGGTAGTAACTGTTGATAAATTTGTTCCGGTATCAAGGACTTGATTTATTTGATTTTGTGTATAGATTGGTGTTCCATCAGCTGTTGTGGCCATTATATTGATCCTGTTGGGTTGGTTAATAAAGATAATACAGAAGCAGATACTAAACTTCCAGTATTGCTATATACCTGCCCCGTACTTATTGACGGGGTAGTTACAGTAGGAATTGAAGGAACAATTATTCCTAAAGAGACGTAAGTATTATAACTTTGAATCATTAAACTTTCTTGAATTTGATTTTGTATAGGCAAATTATTTAATATATCACTTACACTGGTTACCGCATTTAAGCCCGTCCATGGTGTTGGAGATTCCATAAATGAAACAAAATTATTTGGGTTGGCAAAAGTAGCAGGATTAATAGGACAATATTGTTGAGAATATCCAGGTTTAATGTATCCAGCTTTTTCAAGTTGTTGTGAATTAAATCCATATTTTCCAACCCCTTTTGCTTGAGTAATCACATTATACGCCTGTCCCACCGTTGATGCTATTTGTGCCATTACTGCTTGTGTTTGTGCCGCAGATAATTGTCCAACACCTGTGGATCCTTGACTAAAATTTCCAGCAGGAGTAACGGAAGGATTAGCAGGAGTTGGAACACTGGCAACTTGCAAATAATTTGCTGAATTAATAGCATTTGCTACTGGTACCGTTGATAAATTTGGAAGTGGAGCTACTACCGGAAGACCAGCTATAATTGCCAGCAATGTTTTATCATCGACTCCAGCAGTGCCTCTTTGTAATCTTGTGATCCCAAAATTATTAAGCGCTTCTTTTGGATGTGTTAATTTATCCCCTGTTTTATATCCAACAAATGTTCCAGAAGCCACCTGCGAATAAAAAATTACATCGGCTTGAGCTTGAGTGGTGCCAGCGGGAGCATTTAATTGAAAAGTTGCTCCGGAAGGTAACGTGTAATTAAAAATACTCATGATGTTTTAGTTATAGTAGTTCCTGCGGGGATAGTAGGCGCGCTTGGAGGAGCAGAATTAGTTCCGTCTCCTAAATTAACATTTACTTGGACACCTTGGTTATGATAAGGCCATGGTTCATGAGATGGAGCACGGGTTACAATACTGTCTACACCTGTAGCAGACACCGCCCAGCCACTGCTAGTATTAAATGCACTATCTGGCATGGTGTATTCCACTAGCCCGGTTGGAACTGATACAGTTGGGGCAAAGCCAGGATTTATTTCCACCGATGATCCTTGTAGTACCAACGAACCACTTCTGCCATTCCAAAATCCACCAATAGAATCAAGTCCTAGCTGTCCATTACTTTTAATGCCTATAGTAGTTTCGCTAAAAAATTTTAATGTATCTGCTGTAGCACAAGTAAAACTACCTGTGCTTTCTAACACAGTTGCAACATTACTCTTCATATTAATGTTGCCTCCAGCAAATACATTAAAATCTTTGTCGGCGTGTAAATTTATAGTACCTTCGGTACGCAAATTAATTGAATTAGTGGCATAAACATCCATTGTACCTTCTTGACCAAATTCCAACCAAACTTGACCGCTAGAATGTGATATGTAAAAAGAATTTCCGTCATCACTCATTGTAATTTGGTGACCTTTGGCGGTTCGAATACGTATTAGCGCATTATTTCCGCCTACATCTCCATCGTCCATAACAAATGAATGACCGCCTTTACGTCCCACAACATTAACTGCCTCTGGAGGAACTGAACCAGAAGCTACTTGCTGTTGGATAGTAGTATCTTTAAGTCCCCCTTGATATACTGGTCTACCGGGAGTGCTCATTCCAAAGGCAGTTGTTGGACTTTCTCTTTGACTGGATGATGATATTGGGCCTCGAATAGGATCATTAACGGTGCCCTGCTGAAATAAGGTAGAAGCCACATAGCTATGTACTGGTTTTTCTTGATTAAAAAATTGTGGGTTTTCAGTGATTGTGGTATTTGTTTCAGCATTATTAATTTCTGCTGTTGGTAACTGAGGACTTTTAGCAAAATACGTTGATTGATTTGCGTTTTGTGGTACTGCTTTGGAAGTTGCTCCTATCGCAGGGACCATATGATTAGCACCTTGTTGCGGTACAACCCCTATATAATAACCTTGATTGGGATCTCCTGCCACAAAAAAGCATAAAACTTCCACTCCAATATCTGGAGGATTAAAACTCATTCCATAACTTTGTTGATTGTTGTTGTTGCCATAAGTTCCAACACCTGTTGATGTACTTGTTTTAGGTGTAGCCCCACCAAAAGGCGGAATGTAACTTACTGTTCTCCATAATGTTTTATTTTTTTTATCACCGCCAGCAAATTGATTGATATAAACTTGCACTCTACCACTGCGTGTAGGATCAACATTATTCATTATTTCGCCAATAAAAGGCCCAAAATCTGTAGGCATTCCTCCACGGTCAAATTTATAATTTGATGCTCGGCCGGTTGATCTTTGTACATTAACTGACATATGATATATTTACCTTAGGCATCAGGAGCTGCCATAATTTGAACGCTTGTATCAACATTTGCGGTAACTCCATCTCCGGATAGTTGATTTTGCAAAAGAATTTCTGGCGGCGGGGACGGAGGTCCCGCCTGCTCTGTGTTAATGTCGCCATTAGATGTTGGTGGTTCAGCAGGAGCAGCTGGTTGAGAACTTTCATTATTGATGGGGGCAGCAGAATTATCAGCATTAGACGAATAAAGTGTTTGAGCCGCTACCGATAATGCAGCTATTGAAGAGTTTATTACTCCCCCTACCGCACTTATTCCTGAGTTTATTATGTTAGGAACTCGCGCTACCGAGTTCAAAAGTCCAGTCAATTGTCCTAGTTTATTGGAAATACTAGAAGCTCTTCCCGCGGCAGTATCAATTTGCTGGGAATTTAGATTTTGTAAAATACGTCCTTCCAAATCTTGCGTAAATTTACCTTTAATAAAATGATTTGTTACTTTAAATGCCGCGTAAGCCGCACTAGCCTGAGCTGGGGCAGATGATGTATTAATTCCCTTGGTGGCTTCTTGCCCGCCAATATCCATTAATCCTGTGCCACTGTAAGGTCCGCTTATACCATTGTTGTAATCACCAGCAGTATTAAAATTAATTGAAAAAACTATTTCTTGAATTTCTGTGTTTACTGATCCATCTGGATAAAATGGAGCATTTATGATTGCCCCGGCGCCAATTCCTTTCATTTCCCCTTGAACTAAAAATGCCGGATCACCTATAATTTCTAATTTAACTGTTGCTTGATCGCTTTGAGAATACAAAAAATCAGCGATTGTACTTGCTGGATTTCCAGCACCATTTTTTAATTGTTGATCGCTTTGACTTGACGCGGTGGTTGGAACATTTCTATTTGGCCCCATGGCTTTTCCAATATCAGAAGTGTTTGGTGTGCCATTGGTTACGGCGGATCCTGTTTTATTTTGATCGGTTTCAGTTGGTGCTTTGCTATCTAACACGTTGAAATATTGCGTATTGTATTTTTGCTCATAATTTAATATTTGAGTATTCAGTCCAGTAAACCAATAATCATAACGCTTATGTACTCCTCTAAATTTTGCACTTTTCGTATATTGACTTTGAGCTTCATTGATAGCATAATTCACAATGGTATAAGTTATACGGTAAGCAAAATCATTTCTTTTTTTATCTATTGTGTTACCAATACAAACAGCATTAGTAACAATTTTAAACCAAGATACTGGTTTTTTTTCGCTAGCCGAGTTGGGTGTAGATTTAGCAGCGGCATCAAGTTGATCGCCTGTTGATAATAATTGCTGAGTAATATAACCACTGTTTCGCATTGTTTGTTCAATAAATTGTACTATCTGTGTTCCTTGTGCCGGTGACAGATTTTTGCTTTTCATATTCACGCTGTTTGAATCTGGATTTATTTTGGATTGAGCAGATCCATTAGTTTGATTTGCAGTTGATGAATAGTCAGTTGCGCCGGGTGGCTGAAGCGAAGATGCTGCTATGGTTTGAGGTACAAATTGTATTTCATAAATGTTGGCAATTTCTACTGTTCCGGCCGCCACTAAACCTTGTTCGTAGGCATTTAACGCATCGCATAACCCCACATAACCATATTTTGTGTTGCCCTGAGGGGCGGATGCGGCTGTTGGAGGGGGCGTGGTAGGGTCGGCTTTATTAATGTCTAATCCACTAGCCGACCTAACTCCTGGTCCGGTGCTGTCGTCTCCTATGTGATTACCCAATGCATCATATATTGCTGCCATGCTATGTTCCTCCTGCGTTTGACCAGCCGCTCAAATCAGCGGCATTAACTGAACCATCAGCATTATAAGTTGCTGTTGTGGGTGTAGATTCAGTAAAAGCAGTGGTTTCAAATGTTGTTCGAACGGGTGCTGGAGAAGATGTAGATTTTCCTTCTCTACCATCTGTAGCGGAAGCTTTGGCAGCACTGCCTACTCCTTTTCCAGACCCTGTCAATACTTCTCCTACGGTTGTCCCAGTGAGTTCAAAATTAAACGGAATACTACCTGTGGCACTGGACTTGGCATAAACAAAATTTTGACAAGACCCTTCTATATGATATGATACCCCCTTGCTGGCTTGCTTAAAATCTAATTTAATAATTTGAAACGGGTAATATCTTGTAACTACTGCATTAGATACAGATGGCGTTATTCCAGGTATACCTTCATTTTGTTTAGGACTCGATATTAAATTGCCTTTAGCGTCCCACCCATAAAATTTTACTACCAAACAATACTGAGCATTACTAGCTGATGCTGCGTCTTGTTTATACAAATCATTAACAGCGTTCATGAGATTTGGCAATAATGTCAATCCGTATGGTTCTTGTACTGTGAAAGAAAGCACCGTAGCCCCCGCTTCTTTTACAAATGGAATTTGAATTTCTAAATCATCTAAATAATAATCGTATGTAAAATATTTGTTACGCCCTGTAGTAGACAGCGTACTAAGTCCTAATCTATTGGCAACTGTTTCCACCAAAGGATTAAGAGAAGCAGCGGCAGTTCCTGCTTGAAATATTCCCGTTTGCTCTAGGCCGGCACCACCGCTTTGAACTAAAAGAGACCATTGTGTTACATCAATTTTGATTGGTTCCGACACGGCTCTAGCTTGATCAGGAGTCAACAAATACCAACCAATATTATATGTATAACTGGCAAATTGATCTAATATATTGGGTTGTGGCGTAATTAACGATCCAGGTGCAGTAGCCGTGTTTAAAATGGAATTGGTACCCGATGTTGTATTAGCGCCATTAGAATTATCATCTGTTGCTGCCCCGGCACCTGGAGTAGATGGAGCAGTGGGCTCTGGTGGTCCGGCTTGATCGCTACCGGGCGTTCCTACAGCTGGTTGACTTGCTGATAAATTTTGATTTAACTGATCCTGTGTAAAAACTGGCGCATTATAAGGTACTGGCCCAGGTACGGTTTGCGAGGAAGTTGATTGGCTTTGCCCTAATGTAACGATTTGTTGCTGTTCGGCTGTTAGTGGCACAGATGCAGTTCCACCTGAAGCAGCATCGATAGCGGCAAGCTGGGCTTGTGTTGGAAGTGCCATATTAGAATCCTAACACAGATTTAAGTGTGGTAATTTTAGGCAGATAAATTTTTGTACCAGATTTAAAATCTAATGGCGGAGCGTTTAATGTATTAGGATTACGCTGATAAAACACCCACCATAAATTACTATTTTGATATAAATCATAAGCCAACAAATCTGGTCTGTATTGATACGTTAAATTTATCTGCCAGTGTTGGTCATCAACAAGTTTGGGTATTGGCCTATTAACCATTACATCCAAAAAGAATTGACTATATCGTGTCAAATAGTATGGACTTGTTTGATCGTAGTTTGCCATTACCAAAATCCTCCTCGGAGTAAATTGCCATTGGCAAATCCTTTGAGACTAAATTGTTGACTAATTTGTTGTCTAGAGTTCATAGGCAATAATGTGATTGACACAGACATTTTTGTTGGCACATATGTTGGAACCCCGGAAGCGTTGTTAGGAGTGTTTATGCTTCCAAAAGGAGTAATTGGCAGTGCTCCTGGAGTTGTAAATGCCGCTGCCAGTCTGGCATTACCACTTATTCCGCCTGCTGCCACTACGCTATTTAAAACGTTGCTTATTGTCGAGGCATTAAGTCCAACATTATTTGCCACCGAGGCTCGAATATAATCTACATCTTCTGGCAAGGTATATTGAAAACTGCTAATCACACAAGGGTGATTATTAAATTGATATTGTCCAAGCCCAGACATAAACACTAGCGGCGGAGGCACTCCGCGTTGAGCATCTTGACCATAAAACATTTTTGTAGCCGAACGGAAAAAATGTATTACCGCCAACAAATAATTTGCGTCATTGGTAGTTTGAGCCGTAAAATTTCCTACAATGTTAATATCACTAACATTACTATTTTGATAAAAATATCCTTTATAATTAGAATGCGTTAATTCGTATGGAGAATAGTTAGCTCTGTAAGTTAAATCAATTTTTGGAGTATATGGAAAAATTACTCCGTTTGTTGATCTTAATGGTTGTAGTATACCTGGGTTAGGATCATTATACAAATACGTGGCATTTTGTGCTAAACTTATTTTTAATCGCCAATCAGTACTACTTGCTGCCTGACTTTGTTGAGTGGCAATCGCTGGCTGTTGTTGAGCATCTGACGTACCTGCTATAATTTGTGCAGTCGCTGGTGATCCAGCCGTGGTATTTAAGGGTGCTTGTGTAACGTTTACTGTACCTTGTGTGGCCGCCATATCTTTCTTTTCCTATATTCATATTTATATCTTAAATAATGTAGTCATATTATGTTAAAAAGGTTGACAAATTTTAATTTCGTTGTATAATTACAACATATATAGGAGATTTAACCAGTGGCTACTGCCCCAATAACCCCCACACCAAAAAAAGTAATTTATCTCAATAACAGAGATATTCTAAAGCAAATACACTTATCCAAAAATACATATTGTACATTTAAAGACCCCGTAAACGACCATCAATATGATATTATTTTACCCACAGTAGAAAAAATTAATCAACGTACCGTAGCAGAAGCTCGTAGAAATCGAGCAGACCGTATTAAAAAAGAAACAGGAGTTGTCATTGATCCTAAAAAAATACCCAATACTGATTTAGTATTTCGTGTTACTTGTTGGGAACACATACCTATGGCTCCAAAAAAAATCCCCAAATCTGCTACTACTAAAAAGAAAAAAATTGAAGATATTTTTGAATTTGATATAGAAGTAGACCCGTTGCTTGATTTGCCAATAGAACCAGCATTGGATGATACCAAGCATGTAAGACTTCCATTTCCCCCATTTTATCATTATAGAATAGATGATAAAAAACAACCATTTATTGTGGGTAAAAGTCACTGGATCGGTGATTTGGATCGAGGCGAGTTTAACAAAGATCATGGCTCTATGACTCGTATACTAGCCAATATGTTTATGAAATTATGTGATCGATATGCTACTCGTAGTAACTGGCGTGGCTATACTTACAACGAAGAAATGCGTGGAGCGGCCCTGGTACAATTATCACAAATTGGTTTACGATTTGACGAATCAAAATCACAAAATCCATTTGCTTATTATACTGCGGCAATTACCAATTCATTTACACATGTTCTTAATTCTGAAAAGAAAAATCAAAACATTCGTGATGACATGTTAGAAATGAACGGGTTGAATCCTTCTTGGACAAGACAAAACGCTGGCAAAAAAAATCACAACGCTGGTAGTATTGTTACCAATATTGACATTGCCGAATATAATAACGAAGATTAACCAGTTTAGTTGTATAAATTTAGAGCTAATAATATCAAAAATGGATTACTTGGTGCCGCAAAAGTCAGTGTTGCCATATTAGTTGAACACCCAGATGGTAATATGCTACAATACAAAAGTAAAAGCGAATTCGCTCGAATTACGGGGCAAGTACCTAAAACTGTAATCGAGAAAACTATAAAAGGAAAATCGCACAATGGCTACAAAGCCTGGGAACAAAAAAAAATAGATGAGTAATTTATTTAAAAAGGTAGCAGTATGTACGGATCTACACTGGGGTTTGAAATCCAATAGTCTAGTACATAATCGAGATTGTGAAACATTTATTGATTGGTTTATTGCCAAAGCCAAAGAAGAAGGTTGCGAAACTGGAATGTTTCTCGGTGATTGGCATAATCACCGTGCTTCAATCAATTTACAAACACTACAATTTAGCGTTCAAGCAATAGAAAAATTATCAAAAGCATTTGATACTTTTTATTTTATTCCTGGCAACCACGATTTATATTATCGTGATAAACGAGATATACATGGAGCAGAATGGGCAAAACATATTCCCAATATTATAATTGTCAATGATTGGTTTAAACAAGATGATGTTATAATTGCTCCGTGGCTAGTAGGTGATGACCATAAAAAATTAAGTAAAATGAATTCTAAGTATATGTTTGGTCATTTTGAATTGCCACATTTTAAAATGAATGCTATGGTAGAAATGCCAGACCACGGTGAAATACAAGTTGATAATTTTCAAGGAGTAGAAAGCGTGTTTAGTGGTCATTTCCACTTACGCCAAACTCGAAAAAATGTTACATATATTGGAAATTGTTTTCCGCACAACTTTGCCGATGCTGGCGATAGTGATCGTGGCATGATGGTTTTAGATTGGGGCAAAGATCCTGTATATCATGCTTGGCCTGGACAACCTTTATATCGTGTTATGAAATTAAGTGAAGCAATAGATAATGGCGCCAATATATTTGTACCCAACATGCATGTTCGTGTAGAGTTAGATATTGATATTAGTTACGAAGAAGCTAATTTTATTAAAGAAACATTTATTAAAGATTATAATTTACGAGAAATGGCGCTGATCCCATCTAAACGTACTGATATAAACTTAGATCTTGCTCCGGGGGAAGTAAAATTTGAAAGTGTTGATCAAATTGTTACTGATCAAATTACAAATATAGAATCAGAATTTTATGATCCTAAATTGTTGTTAAAAATATATCAAAATCTATGATTCAAATAAAAAATTTAACTGTAAAGAACTTTATGAGTGTGGGCAATGCCACCCAAGGCATTGATTTTGACAGAAAAGATTTAACTTTAGTGCTGGGTGAAAATTTAGATCTCGGTGGGGATGGTAGTAGAAATGGTACAGGAAAAACTACAATTATCAACGCATTAAGTTATGCTATGTATGGCGTTGCTCTCAGCAATATTAAACGTGACAACCTTATAAACAAAACTAATGGTAAAAATATGTTGGTATCATTAGATTTTAGTATAGGCGGTCAAGATTATAAAATTGAACGCGGACGTAAACCTAATTTGCTAAAGTTTTATGTAAACGATAAAGAAACTGAAGCAGATGATAATGCTCAAGGTGACAGTCGTGAAACACAAGATGAAATTGAGCATTTATTAGGTATGAGCCATGATATGTTTAAGCATATTATGGCGTTAAACACTTATACAGAACCTTTTTTATCACTAAATGCTAACAGTCAACGTACTATTATTGAGCAACTGTTGGGCATTACTATGTTATCCGAACGTGCTGAGCGAATAAAAGAGCTAAATCGCACTACCAAAGATGATATACAAAAAGAGGAATTTCGTATTCGCGCTGTACAAGATGCTAACAAACGTATTGAAGAACAAATTGAAGCATTAAAACGTAGACAAGGAATGTGGGTCATTAAAAATGAAGAAGAGAAAACTAAAATTACGACCGCGCTGGAGACACTACAAGAGATCGACATTAATGCGGAAATCGAGGCTCACAAAGCGCACAGCTTGTGGGATCAGAAACGTAAAGATATCAACGATTTTGCGTCTGCGATCAGCAGGGGAAAACTGGATCAAGCCCGTGAGGCTAAGTCGGTGGCTAAATTGGAAAAGGAAATTGAAACTCTCGAATCACATACCTGCCATACGTGCGGTCAAGCCTTTCACGACGAGAAGCACGAACAGGTCATGGAGATCAAGAAGAGTGAACTGGCAACGTCTAGAGCGAGTTGCCAAGAATATGCTATTGGACTGGCAAGTTTACAGACTGCCCACGACGCCTTGGGCGTGTTAGGTAAACCTCCCAAAATGTTTTATGACAAAGAAGAACAAGCTATTCAGCATCGTGCTAATTTAGCTAATTTACAAAAGCAGTTAGAAGAAAAAATAGCCGAAGTAGATCCATATGCTGAACAAATTAGTGAAATGCAAACACAAGCAGTCCAAGAAGTTACCTATGACACATTAAATGAGTTAACAAAACTTCAAGATCATCAAGAGTTTTTATTAAAATTGCTTACAAATAAAGATTCATTTATTCGCAAAAAAATTATTGAACAAAATTTATCCTATTTAAATGTTAGATTAACACATTATTTGGATCGTATTGGGTTGCCGCATACTGTAGTATTCCAAAATGATTTAACTGTTAGTATTGAAGAACTAGGACGTGAACTTGATTTTGATAATTTAAGTCGAGGTGAGCGCAATAGATTAATTTTAAGCATGGCATGGGCATTCCGCGATGTGTTTGAATCACTATACACTCCAATTAATGTGTTATTCATTGATGAAATGATTGACAATGGGCTAGACACACAAGGAGTAGAGTCAGCATTGGCTTTGTTAAAACAAATGTCACGTGAACGACATAAGAGTATTTGGTTGGTAAGCCACAGAGATGAACTTGCTGGTCGTGTAGAAAACATTTTGAAAGTAGTTAAAGATAATGGATTTACCAGTTACAATACGGATATTGAAATAGCATGACAAAATTTGCAGTTCAGGATATTATGACGCTAATTACTAGTCCATGTCATGGATTTTTGAAAACAACCAAATTGAATCATTACCAGAAGAGTGTATCGGTTTCGTGTATTGTATAACGAATAGCTTAACCGGTAGGAAATATATTGGCAAAAAATTAGCAAAATTTAGTAAAACAACATATCGAATAGTAAAACAAAAAAACGGCACCAAAAAGAAAAAGAGAATTCGTAGTAAAATTGAATCAGATTGGCAGCAATATTACGGCAGCAACATAGAATTAAATCAAGACATCGAACGCTTAGGCGCAGGCAACTTTACTCGCGAAATACTATACTATTGTAGGTCCAAGGCTGAATGTAGTTACGTTGAAGCTCGCGAACAATTTCAAAGACGTGTATTAGAATCTGACGACTACTACAATGGACATATACAAGTCCGTGTACATGGCAGTCATATTAAAAAATTAAACGACACAGTTTGATCGAGGTAGCTCGATCCCCATCGAGGAACGGTGAAATACCCGGTCTGGAAAACTTTGGGCGTCAAAGGCAACTGCTAACTTAAGGCATCAAATGGTTTGGGCTCTGTGAAAAAGATACACCCCATGCTTATAGGACTTGGATTTATTATAGGGTTACTAGGGTTCCGTTGATATGTGAAGCTAGAGTAGGGGGTACCGGTCAACCGCCTCCGTCGTATGTATATACGAATCTCTTTATAATAAAGACTGTGCAACTCGGATGAGAAATGGTCAATTCATCGTTTATACGGTGAATTGTGACTGCTTAATCTGGATGAGGAATTTCTAAAGCAAAAACAAAAAATAAGATCGAGTGTAAACGAGATCTTAGATTAGCGTAGCTAATCTTTTAAGTAAGAAATAAAATAAATCAAATTAAAAATCGTTTAGAGCTTTAAGGAAACAAATGACTAAAAAGCAGTTATGTATTTTTAATTAATGCGTATTTGGCTTTTCTAAAAAAATGGGAGGCCTGATTTTTTTGTGGTCTCCATATTCTCAGATATAATTTCACTGATGAGTTTACGTTCTGCTACACTGAGTTGCAAAGCAGTTTCATAACTAAGTCCGCCTCGCATATACCAAACCATTTTTAACGCCTCCATTCTAATACCATTAATTTCATTATCTAAGCCATCAACATATTCGCCGATGCCTTCAGAGTCCATGGTTAAGAGGCGGGCTCGAAAAAACTTGTCATGTCCAATGTAATAGATTGTTTGTATTCATTTTGACATTCTGTACATTTAACGTCAACTGGTTGCATTTCTGCTTGTGATTTTCTTTCAATAACGTAGTCTTGAATACGACTAAACAATCCTCTATCGCAATTTTTTATAAATTCAGTAATATATTCGTGTTCTGATACCATGGCAGATGGTGTTCGAATCATTGCGATGCTTTGCGATAACGCTGACACGGTCATTTCTGTCATTTTCTTCAACGCATTAGACATAGCTGAAATTTGTTTTACATTATCGTCTATGTTTTCGTTAGTTGTGGCATTGGAACTTATATTTTGAAATATACGTTGCTCTTCATACTGTATTTTGTTATTTTCAGATAAATTCTTATAAGTCATAGGTTTAAAATAAATTTCAATATCACCATGCTTGATTGGTTGAGAATAGTCTGGTGTTTTAATTTTATCTAATATTGTTCTTAAATCCAACCCATATTCAGCTGAGTGAGTGCATTTTGGGCAAGATGTACCAAAATTCATTTCGTGACCATAGCTGGCAATTCTAATACCAACTAGTATAGTATCAATATCCATAGCTGGAATAGCCCAAGCATCTTTGATAGCAGGAACACAACTTTGAATTACATTAATCACCGCTTGTCCGCTAAACAGCGCATCTGGTGTACGATATGTAATTTCATCAATAGCTGTCATTGGTAGTACCGGTATATCTCCCGTTTGCGGCATTTCAATTGAGCCTGGCGGGTAATAATTACCTTGACTGGGCAGTTTGATATAAATTGCTGGTTGTCTAAAATATTGGCTTAAAGGGTTTGCATTCATAGGTTTTTCCTTGTATAAATATTAATTATGGCAGATAAGATGACCCCGGAAGATTTAAATAACCTAACGAATTCTGCGAATAATGTTTCAGAGTCGCTTGATGACTATAACAAAGCCCTACAATCCAGCGGACAAGCTCTGAAAACCAGTGGAATTGATCTTGGTTCTGCGTTACTTAGAGGTGCCTCAGGGGCATCTGTTTACAACGATGTCATACAAAAATCCACAGATCTTGGCAAAGCAGCTACCGCAGGGCATGGTAAATTAGCCAAGGGTCTAGCCGAAGGGGCCGACGTAGCAGGCAAGTATGCGCAAGCATCACTTAAACAAGCTGACGCTTTATTTGATAATTTTCAAAAAATAAGTCGTTCTGGTGTTGCTGTAGGCATGAAGGACACCTTTAAAAACTTGCAAGACGCTGGTTATACCATGGCGGAAATTGGCAAGTACGGTTCGCTAATGCAGGAAAATTCTTCAGTACTGGCTAGATTGGGCGGAACAACGGCCGACGGTGCCGCGCAGTTTGCCAAAGCAGCAAAAAACATTCATGAGTCAGGTTTAGAAGGACAGTTTCTTCGTATGGGTATGACTGTTGATGACATCAACGGTGGTATGGCAAATTATATAAAGCAACAACAACTTGCTGGGTCAACATTACAACGAGATGATAATCAAATTGCTCAAAGTGCTGCTGAATTTATTATGGAGCAAGATAAGTTAACTAAACTTACTGGCATGAGTGCCGATGAGCAAAACAAAGTTTACGAAGCTGCTATGGCTACCGAACAATATGCATCGCATGCTTATGAGCTACAGAAAAAAATAGATGCTGGCGGCGCAGAGGGCGAAGCGGCTAAAGCACGACTGCAATATGAAAAAGAAATGATGGTTTATGCAAGAAATATAGGTCCTGAAAAAGCTAAACAAGTTCAAATGGTGCTTGCCGGAGATGTGACTAGCAAAGCATATCAAGCAGCGAAAAGAAACAGTGCAGGGATGGCGGCTCAACTTGAATCTGGTAACAATGATTTAGCAGCTACTATAAATGCTTCAGTTCGAGATTCCACAGCTACATCTGCGAAAGGTATGAAACTTGCGCAAGCTGGTGTTTTCAATGAAAGGATGGGTGGTTCCTACAGCGAACATGTAAAAGAAGCCTCAATGGCCGGAAAAGATCAAAAGCAAATATTACAAGATATCAATGTTCAACTACAAAATCAAGGAAAAGGTACCGACGCGGCAACGGCTGCCGAAGCTAAAATTCGACAAGATCAACGTGATGTGGTTAAAACTTTTGATTTGGCACTTAATAAAGGGGTTGAACCACTAACAGCAGGAATGTCTGGGCTAGCAGGGTTGACTGAACAACTAGCAGGTGTGTTAGGAAAGTTGGCTGGTAAAGAAGGAAGAGTTGGAGGCGGTAGTACATTGCTAGAAAAATTTGGATTTAAATCGTCGGCTGCCGGTGGAGCAGCTGGTGGCACAGTTCCAGCAGGCAGCGGCCCACCGAGTGGAGCAAAGGCTGGCGAAAATATTGATGATGTAATTAAATTTTCTGGCGGCACAGGCGACAAAAGTCATTTTATGCAATTAAATTCTTCTGTGCTACAAAATTTTGTGGCCATGGCGTCAGATTATTTTGGTGCTACTGGTGATAAATTGCAAGTTAATAGCGCATTTAGATCAGCAGATGAACAAGCTGCCGTAAATTCAGGCGGAAATCCCAAAGCTGCTCCTGGTAAAAGTTTACATAATATAGGTAAAGCAATTGATATTAATGCTAGCCAAGTTAGTGCGTTGCAATCAAAAGGATTATTGAGTCAGCATGGATTTAGTCCATTGAATGGTGATCCTCCGCATATTCAAATGCCCTCGGCTGCTACAGGTGGCATATTAACTGGACCAAGTACTGGATTCCAAGCCATGCTACACGGTACCGAAGCAGTAGTTCCTACAACTAGTGATAAGTCTATTCCAGTACAAGATACAAATACTGGTAGCAGTGGATCAAAATATACAACACAATTATTAACAATGGAATTGGAGAGATTAGATTCAATATTAAAAATAATGTCTAGACAAAATGCTGTTTCAGATAGAATTTTGCAACTTCAACATTAATATAAATTATGGCTAATTATAGTTCCGAAGAATACCAACAAATAATAGATGAATATAATCAAGCAATAGCGGCTCATCGCCCAATTTCTGATGATTTGTCTCAACGCATAAAAGCTGCTCAGCGCAGTATTACTCAATACGCTGGTGATACAGGTGCTGGCAATAAAACATTAAAAGATTCTGCTGTAAAATTGGGATCAGACTTAATGGCAGGCAAGGAAGGACTCAGTGCGTATAATGAGGTAACTGCTAAAGGACTAACTGATTTAGGAAATTATTTAGAAACAACTGGAAAATTTGGTAAAGGAGCCAAAGCAGCCGCTGATGCAGCGGCTTTTGCAATACCATTAATTAATCAGCAAGCAGATGGATTATTTGATGCTTTTAGAGATATAAGTCGTTCAGGTTTGGCAGTTGGAATGGATGACACATTTAAAAATCTTCAAAAATCTGGATACACAGTGGCACAAATTTCCGAATACGGAAATTTATTAAAACAAAATGCTGAAACTTTGGCAAGATTTGGTGGCACGGCAGCAGATGGAGCAAAAAACTTTGCTGATGTGTCAAACGCAATTACAAATTCTGAATTAGAAACTGAATTTATGAACATGGGATTGACCCAAACGGATATAAATTCTGGTATAGTAAATTATATAAAAAGACAGCAACTAAGCGGATCATCGAGAACGCAATCCTTACAGGAATTGAAAGAAAGTGCCAGTGCTTTTATTGATGAACAAGATAGATTAACTAGATTAACTGGCATGAATTCCAAAAAACAAAATGAATTGATGGAACACGAGTTAGCACAACAAGAATATTCGGCTCATGTATACGAATTAAAACAAAGAATAAACAAAGGCGGTGCCGACGGACAAGCTGCCAAAGAACAATTAGATAAAGAACAGGCTGCTTTTGTAAATGCGTCTGCAAATGGAAACCAAAAGATAGCAGATGGGTTGGCATTGGCATTTTCTGGTAGTGTTAGTGATCAAGCTCAGGCTTATAAAAGAGCTTTTAGTACAACTATAAAAACAGTAAAAGATCCCACAAAGAAAATCGCAGATGTTTTTGCAGCTCAAGGTCAAGACTCTAGAGAAACAATGGATAAAATTTCAACTACCATGGGAAAATATGGTGGTAAAGCAGGGGAAACTTTTGGTGATATTCCGGGAATGGTAAAATTGGCAAGTACCAATAAACAAGATGCTCAAGAAAATTATGAAAAGGCAACCAAACAACAAAACGACGCAAAAGCAGGAGGCGATGAAGGAGTAAAAAATCAAGTAAAAATTAGAGAAAATCAAAGAGATACAACTCAAACATTGGATTTATTACTTAATCAAGGCATTGTTCCTGTTGCCACAGGATTTGCAAATTTATCTGATGCCGCTCAACAATTAGTCAGTATGTCAAATCCAGTACTTGGTAAAGGAGGTCAAGTTGGCGGTGGTACCTCCTTGCCAGCAAAAATAGGACAAGCGTTAGGATTTGGTGGAGGCACCGCCGGAGCGGCAGGTAGTGCTGGTGGAGCCACGAGATCTTTGGGCGGAGGTCCAGGCGGCAGTCCAGGCGGGGGGTCTAGCGTAGGCAACTTTTTTAATAACTTAATGAGTGGGGGCGGTGCGGCTGCCGGAGCGAGTGCAGCATCTCCTGGTATACTTGAAAAGATATTGGCAACGATTCGGCAAAGAGAATCTGGTGGAAATTATCAAATCAAAGCTAAAGGATCTTCAGCATCTGGCGCATATCAATTTATTGATAGTACTTGGCAATCACTTGTAAAAAAATATAATGTAGGAAAAGAATTTCTTAGTGCTAACTTAGCACCACCTGAAATTCAAGATCAGGTAGCTCGAAAATATGTAGAAGAAATACTGGCAAAAAATAATGGAGACCTAACTGCTGTACCAAAAACATGGTATACTGGAAACGCTCAAGGTAAAATGTCTGCTAGTGCGTTGGCTGCTAATAAAGGAATGACAGCCGATACGTATGCTCAAAAATGGCTAGGAGATCTTAATAAAAACGGGGGCACCACTGTGGCAGGTAATGCTCCAGAAATTGGTAAAAAATTAAGTGGACCATCAAGTGGATATAATTCAACATTGGCCAATACTAAACCAGTGGTTCCGTTGCCTGATGGAAATAAAATACCAGTGCAATATGCTAAAAATGAGCAACCTGATGAAAATGATAATTTAATGAGCATGAAAATAGCAAAATTAGATTTATTAATCAGCAGTTTACAAAAACAAGTGGGCACATCAGAAAAGATATTACAGCAGCAAGCATAATAGGCTAAATAATAAACTATGGCAACTACAGACGGACGTAATGGTCGCAATGGCGGCTGGCGCAAATATTTTAAAGTCGCTGATGTAAATCAGCTAGGACAACTAAGTCCAATTTCTGGCAAAAATAACTTTGGTTTACCGGGTTATAATCGCACAGGTGCTGATCAAGAAGGCAGCAATCGTAATGAATTTGCTTTCCGTAACTATGCATCACGCTTGCCAGAAGTATATTCTGGTCACCCAAACAGATTAGAACGTTATAATCAATATGAAAATATGGATTGTGACAGTGAAGTTAATGCTTGTTTAGATATTATTGCTGAATTTAGCACACAAGCTAATACAGATAATGAAACTCCCTTTGATGTTCATTTTAAAGATAAACCTACTGATCACGAAGTAGAAATTATTACAAAACAATTAAAACAATGGACTAAACTTAATAAATTAGATCAACGCATATTCAAATTATTCCGTAATACTATTAAGTACGGTGATCAAGTGTTTGTTCGTGATCCGGAAACATTTGAAATGTACTGGGTTGACATGATTAAAGTTGCACGTATTATTGTTAACGAATCAGAAGGCAAACGTCCCGAACAATATGTTATTCGAGACATCAATCCCAACTTTCAAAACATGAGTATGGCAGCAAAAACAACATCAGATTACTATGTAAGTCGTTCAACTGGTTCAGTTACCACTGGCAATAACTATAATGCTCCTAATGGGGGAGCTGGTGGCGGAGCTGGTGGTGGTTCTGGCAATAGTCGTTTTACACAAGCCATGAATGAATCATGTATTGACGCTAAACATGTTGTGCATTTGAGTTTAAATGAAGGATTAGATTACTTTTGGCCGTTTGGACAAAGTATTCTTGAAAATATTTTTAAAGTTTACAAACAAAAAGAGCTATTAGAAGATTCAATACTTATTTATCGTGTTCAACGGGCGCCTGAACGTCGAGTATTCAGTATTGATGTGGGTAATATGCCAAGTCATATGGCTATGCAATTTGTTGAGCGTGTTAAAAATGAAATGCATCAGCGCAGAATCCCTACTACAACGGGCGGTGGTAACAACATGATGGACGCCAGTTATAACCCACTGGCTGTAAATGAAGATTATTTCTTTCCAAAAACAAGAGATGGTGCCGGTAGTAGTGTTAGTATCCTAGAAGGCGGCAAAAATTTAGGTGAAATTGACGATTTAAAATATTTTAACAATAAAATGGCACGTGGTTTGCGTGTGCCAAGTAGTTATTTGCCAACTGGTCCTGATGATAGTGGCGCTACAACTAATGATGGACGTGTAGGAACAGCATTAATACAAGAATTCCGCTTTAACAAGTACTGTGAACGCCTACAAAAGCTGATTATGCAGAAGTTAAATGAAGAATTTAAACTGTTTTTACATTGGAGAGGCTTTAATATTGACAGTAGTTTGTTTGATGTTAGCTTAACAGAACCACAAAACTTTGCAAGTTATCGTCAATCTGAGCTTGATACTGCTCGCGTTGCTACATTTACAGCTATTGAACCACTTAACTACCTCAGTAAACGCTTTATGCTAGAGCGTTATTTGGGCCTAAGCAAAGAAGAAATTCTTGAGAATGAAACATTATGGAAAGAAGAACGTGATCTTGCTGACCTAGTTACTAGTACCGGACAAGATTTACGTTCTGTAGGCATAAATCCCGCAGGTATTGAAGCAGATTTATCTACAGGTGCTGAAATGACCGATACTAATTTAGGGCAAGCTGAAACTGATACTGGTGCTGGACCTGCGGCAGTACCTAATCCTGCTCCCGGTGCTGGCGGCGCTGGTTCCCCAGCCGGTCAAACAGCTGGCGCTTGATTTAATTCAATTGAATAAATAATATTACTATGATTCTTAACGAACTTTACGACCGCAGCCCTAGTGCATACCAGGATTTATCACAAGATAATACACAACCAGAAATGGGCCAACTGAGAAAATCTCGTCTTACATTAAAACAATTAAACAAATTGCGTAAAATGAATGAACTTCGTGAAATAGAATTTCAAAATAAATTAAAATTTTTAAGTATGCAATACTCCCCGCCCATGCAGCCGGCAGCGTAATAAAACCCGCATAAAATAACCATTTTTTAGTCATTATATACTAGTTTTTAACTATAACAGTTAAATACTTTCACGAGCCATCTAAAGGAGAAATAAATGACATCGAAATTTGAACAGTTAATTGAATATGTAATTAACGATGAAGAAGCGAAAGCTAAAGAATTATTCCACGACATCGTAGTAGAAAAAAGTCGTGAGATTTATGAAAACCTTATGAGTGAAGAAGATGAGGTAGAAGAAGGTTTGATCGGCGGAGCACTAGGTGGTTATGGTGCTTATAAAGCTAATCGCGCAATGGGCGGCGGCGTTCTCGGCAGTCTTGGCGCAGGTTTAGGCGGAGCCATTATGGGCAGTAACGCACAAAACGAATTAGAAAAGCATTCAGGTAGTGATGAGCATGATGGATCAAGTGCTCCTGCTAATCCTAATGAAGCTAAAATAAAAGATTTACTTGACCAAGCTATGAAATTATCACAAGCAGGTGGTGCTAGTACTCCGCAAAGTGAAATGTTGAAAAAAGTTATGGCTGCGTTGCAAGCCAAGCAAGGCGGTGCTGGATTAAGTGAAGGCATGGATGACACTTCCGGTAACGCTTCCGAAGATTTAATGAGTGAAGTTGAAACTGATGAATCTGGTATGTATGAAGAATCAGATGCTGAGTTTGATGACGAAGCTGAAGAAGACGGCAAAGATATGACACATGATATGGAACATGATCATGATGAAGAAGGTTTAGAAGATCGCGTAGTTGATCTCGAAGACAAACTTGACGAATTAATGGCTGAATTTGAGCAACTTATGGGTGACGAAGATCACGAAGGCGGCGAAGATGAATTTGATATGGAACCAAATGATGATGAAGTAGGCGGCGATGCTTATGCTGACGACGACACAAGTGAATTCCATGACGAGCCAATGCGTGAAAACATTAGTTTGCCAGCTGCTCCTAAGCCAGTTACAACAGAGCCAGCCGGAACAAACACACGTTCAACGACAGCTTTTAACTCTGGTAAAGCCGGAATGCAAGGTGCTCCAGTACGCAATGTAGCATCTGAAGCTAATCCAGATGGCACATCCGCTTACAAAGCTCCAACAAGTTATGCTGACAAAGGTCGTGGCGATCTTCCAGGCGCAAACAAGTTTAAAAACGTCCCAGCAAAAGACGGTAGCAAGCAAGAACCAGCAACTAAGCCACATTTGGCCCAAGCAACTGGTGTTAACACACGCACACCTTTCCCAAAAGGTTAATCCATAGATATGGCTCGCAACACTTATCTTAAGGAACATCTAAGCTTCACTCAGGCGGGCATTGAATTGCTCACTGAGGAAGCTGCCGATGGATCCGGCAAAACTCTTTACATGAAGGGTATTTGTATTGAGGGCGGAGTTCGCAATGCAAATGAACGTATCTATCCAGTACATGAAATTTCTAAAGCAGTAGATACTATCAATGAGCAAATTAAAACTGGACATTCAGTTTTGGGAGAAGTGGACCATCCGGATGATTTAAAAATTAATTTAGATCGCGTAAGTCACATGATTTGCAACATGTGGATGGAAGGTCCTTGTGGTTACGGAAAATTAAAAGTATTACCAACACCAATGGGAACATTAGTAAAAACAATGTTGGACAGTGGTGTTAAATTAGGTGTTAGTAGTCGTGGATCAGGAAATGTAAACGACCATAACGGACATGTCAGTGACTTTGAAATTGTCACTGTGGATGTGGTTGCCCAGCCTTCTGCGCCCAATGCGTATCCAACAGCTATCTATGAAGGCCTCATTAACATGAAGCACGGTCATAGAATCTTTGAGATGGCAAAAGAAGCAGGACAGGACAACAAAGTACAGAGATATTTGAAAAACGAAGTATTAAAGTTGATTAAAGATCTTAAGATTGAAGGAAAATAAAATGCTAGACGCACTAAAACCGTTACTAGATAGTGAGCTTGTTACTGAAGAAGCACGTTCAGAAATCAATGAAGCTTGGGAAGCCAAGTTAGTTGAAGCTAAAGAACAAGCACGTGCAGAACTCCGCGAAGAGTTTGCACAACGCTATGAGCATGACAAACAAGTGATGGTGGAAGCCCTAGATCGTATGGTAACAGAAAGTCTCATCGCAGAAGTTGAGCAAGTAAAAGCTGAAAAGTTGGCACTTGCAGAAGACCGTGTCAAGTTTCAAGGCAAAATGAAAGAATCCGGAGTAAAGTTTAATAACTTTATGGTTTCTAAATTGGCTGAAGAAATTGGCGAGTTGCGCCGAGACCGTAAAACACATAACGAAGGTCTCCAGAAATTGGAAGGCTTTATCGTTCATGCGTTGGCTCGTGAAATCCAAGAATTTGCCCAAGACAAACGTGATGTAGTTGAAACAAAAGTTCGCTTAGTTTCCAATGCACGTCAACAGTTAGAAGGCTTAAAAGCACGTTTCGTAAAAGAATCTGCTAACAAGATGACACATGCTGTTTCCAAGCATCTCAAGGCTGAACTCGGCCAGTTAAAAGAAGACATCCAAGTTGCTCGCGAGAACAATTTTGGTCGTCGTATTTTTGAAGCATACTCAGCAGAATTTGGAGCTACTCATTTAAATGAAAAAGCCGAAGTTCGTAAATTGCATGATGTTATTGCTGCCAAAGATGCCAAACTGTCAGAAGCCATCAAATTCGCCAAGAAAGCAACTGTTCTTGTCGAATCCAAAGAACGTGAATTACGTATTACTAAAGAATCCAATGAGCGTAGTAAGCTAATGGATGAACTACTTTCTCCTCTAAACGAAGAGAAAGCGGAAGTAATGCGCAATTTGCTTGAAAGCGTACAAACTCCACGTTTGAAAAACGCTTTTGAAAAGTATCTACCAGCTGTATTAGAGAATCGTTCGGTAAAAGCTCGTCCAGTAATTACTGAAACATTAACTGAAGCAACTGGTGATAAATCTGTCCGCCAAGAGCAAGATGACGAAGCTGAAGAAAACAGCAACGTTATTGACTTAAAGCGTTTGGCAGGGCTGTAAAAAAGAAAATAGGGAGACTTAAATGTCACAACAATTATTAGAAAGCCGCTGGGGCGAAACTAAAGATGCATTGCTAGAAGGCCTACAAGGCTCAAAGCGTTCATCCATGAGTGTAATCCTAGAAAACACCCGTAAGTACTTGAAAGAGAATGCTACATCGGGTTCCACAGCATCAGGAAACATTGCTACACTTAACCGTGTAATTCTGCCAGTGATTCGACGTGTAATGCCAACAGTTATCGCTAACGAGTTGGTAGGTGTACAACCAATGACAGGACCTGTAAGCCAGATCCATACATTGCGTGTACGTTATGCACAGTCACTCCAGGACAATAGTCTTGCTGCAACTTCTGTATCAGCTGGTCAAGAAGCCCTAAGCCCATTTACCATTGCTACAGCATACTCCACATTGCCATTTGATCAAAGTCAAGCTAACGGTTATACCGGTAACAACACAGCGACAATGGAAGGTACTGGCGGTAAGCAAATTTCCATCCAGATCTTGAAACAAGCTGTTGAAGCTAAGACACGCAAGTTACAAGCTCGTTGGACATTTGAATCTGCTCAAGACGCACAAGCTATGCATGGTATCGACGTAGAAGCTGAAATCATGGCTGCTCTCGCACAAGAGATCACAGCTGAGATCGATCAAGAAATTCTTTTAAGTCTTTCTTCTTTGGCTGCTACAGAGTACACATACAACCAAGCTACAGTTTCAGGTACAGCTACATTCGTTGGTGACGAACATGCCGCATTGGCAGTGCTCATCAATCGTGTTGCTAACTTGATCGCTCAACGCACACGTCGTGGCGCTGGCAACTGGGCAGTGGTAAGTAGTGCTGCTTTAACAGTATTGCAATCTGCAACAACTTCAGCTTTTGCTCGTACAACAGAAGGAACTTTCGAAGCTCCAACAAACACCAAGTTTGTAGGTACTCTCAACGGTTCATTACGTGTATTCGTAAACAGCTATGCTCCAGATACACAATCAGTATTGGTTGGTTACAAAGGATCTTCAGAGGCTGATGCCGCTGCGTTCTATTGCCCATACATTCCGCTGATGAGTAGTGGAGTTGTGTTGGATCCAACAAGCTTCGAACCAGTCGTTAGCTTTATGACACGTTACGGATTCGTAGAATTAACAAATACTGCAAGTTCTTTTGGAAATGCAGCCGACTATGTGGGGGAGATAGCTGTCCAAAATCTGAGCTTTTCCTAAGAGAAAGACAAATTTTGTACTGCGTCTTTTCGACGTATTCAAAAAGCAACAAACAAAAAGACACTTTCGGGTGTCTTTTTTGTTGACTTTAAATTCATAATATGTTACATTAGTAGATGAAGTTGCGTTACAAAACTAAATACTATTATGAAACTAATAAATGAAATTCAATCATACACTTATCTTATTAAATGTAAAGTAACCGGGCAAGTCTACTATGGTAGTAGAACCAAAAATGTTCGATTAAAAAGAACCCCACTTCAAGATTTAATGATCTACTACACAACTAGTAGTAACGATGTTAACGATTTGATAAAACAATACGGTATAGAAGCATTTGATTGGGAAGTAAGACAAACATTCGATAATGTAGACAAACCTGGTGCGTGGGAAACTAAAGTATTGCGTAGAATGAAAGTATTACAACGTAGGGATATTTGGTTAAATGGAAATATTGCTGGCAAAAAAGTACTAACCAAAAGCGGAGCAAAACGTATTAGCGAAACACACAAAGATAAACCTAAAACAGAAGAGCATAAACGCAAACTTAGCGAGTCTAATATAGGCAAAAAGAAAGGCGAGAGATCTAACGAGTATCGAGAAATTATGTCTAAGATTAAATCGGGAGCAGGTAATGCTATGTACGGAAAACCTTGTACTAAAGAAAGAGCAGCCAACATTAGTGCTGCTAAGAAAGGTAAGCCTGCTAAAAACAAAGGACATAAAGAAACTCGCCCAGAAGTATTAGAAAGAATTAAACAAGCCGCATTAGCTCGTAAACCACAAACAAAAGAACAGCGAGAAAAACAAGCACAAAAAACTCGTGGCCAAAAAAGAACACCCGAACAAAAAGAAAGAATACGTCAAGGAATATTACGCAAACTAGCTGAAAAACAAAAGGAAACAATATGAACTCAAGACAATACGAACGAATGATGAAAGAAGTATTTGCAAATGCCTGCGCCAATGCTGGTATTGACAAAGAAGATGTAGTGGGCGCAAATTTAGAAGCGCACCGCACTTATTACACTATCAAACTCAAAGACGGTACAGAAAAAATTATTGACAGCGGTCTTGAGTGGTGCCCGGACTAAAGTAAAATAACGTCCGCTGGCACGGTATAAATTGTAAGTCCTACTCTTGACCGCTACTAAATAGTAGATAATATATCAACGGAGTAGATTATGACAACATGTGCAGTGATCAACGCAGACGGTCTAGTGGTAAACCTCATCGTAGCCGAACCTACAGATACGCCACCCGAAGGCTGTAGCCTAGTACTAATACCATTCTGTGACATTGGATATACCTGGGATGGCCAGCAGTTTAACCCACCGGTAAGCGACTAATGGCAACGTACTATTGGGTTGGTGGTACAGGGACCTGGAACACATCTTCCACAACTAACTGGGCAACAAGTTCAAGTGGTACTGGTGGTGCTGGTGTTCCTACTTCTACAGATAGTGTAATTATTGATACAAGCTCTGGTACAGGAACAATTACTTGTACTTCTGCTTCTGCTACCTGTCAAAATTTAACTGTTACCGCAACACAAGCTATTACCTTAGCTGGTACTTTATCTTTACTTAAAGGTAGTCTAAGTTATCCATCTAGCGGTTCTTTTGCATCAACGGCTTCATTAACATTTACAGCTACAACAACTGGATTTACTGTAAATACTGGCTCTATTACTTTAGGTGGAACAATTACATTTAATGGTGTTGGTGGAGGTTGGACTTTAGCTGGTAATTTAAATGGAACAAGTATTTCTAGCGCATTAGTTTTAACTGCAGGTTCTTTAAATACTGCAAACTATACAATCAATTATGGCTCAATAAATATATCTGGTTCAACAACTCGTTCCTTAACTTTAGGAACATCTACTTTAAATCTCAGTCAAAACAGCACACCTTGGACTGCAACCACTACAACAGGTTTGACTTTTAGTGGTGCAAGTTCAATAATTAACCTCACTACTGCTAATGCTGGTTTAGGATTTGCTCCTGGTGGATTATCTTACGGAACAGTAACTTTCCCCACAAATACAGCATCATCAGGCATTGGAAGCACCATTAGTGGCGCAGCAACTTTTGTCAATTTAACTATTCCTGGAAATAGCACAACCTCAGGTGGTAATGAAGGTATTTATTTATACAATATATCAAACTCAATTACTGTAACAGGAACATTTACATCAGGTACAGCAACATCCCCAACCGCAAGGACTGGAATAATAAGCGGTACATTTGGAACTCAAGTAACCATTACAGCAGCTAATGTAGTTTTAAATAACACTGATTTTAGGGACATTGTAGGCGCTGGCGCAGCCACTTGGTCTGGCACAAGCATTGGTGATGCTAAAGGAAATTCAGGCATTACTTTTACAACACCCAAAACTGTTTATTGGAATCTTACTGGCACACAAACTTTTACTTCTGCTGGGTGGGCAACAACTCCAACTGGTACTCCATCAGTAAACAATTTTCCAATACCACAAGATACTGCAACTTTTACTAATTCTGGCGCAGCAACAAACATAACTCAAACTTTTGGTTATTGGTTTTGTAGCGGCATTGATGCGTCTGCTAGAACAACAGCAATAACATTAACAATTAACGTATCCATTCCGTATTTTGGTGACATATTATTAAACCCATCAATTACAAGTCCCTGGGGTGGACAACTTCAAATACAAGGTAGAAATACGCAAACTATTTCTGCCTCTGGTGCAGGTTTTTCAAACGCGCTTCTCATTAGTTCCCCTGGTGGTACTGTTAATCTTGGAGCAAATTTTTCTTCTACTTCCACTTTCAATTTAAGCAATGGAACTTTTAACACACAGAATAATAATTTAACTTGCACTACATTTACCTCCTATAGTGCCACAGGAACAGCCGCCATAACTCTTGGTACTTCTACAGTTACATTAACTGGCACAGGAACACCTTGGAATTTAAGTACACCTACAGGCCTTACATTTAGCGGCGCTTCTTCTACTATTGTATATGCCGTTACAACATCTTCAAATATAATTTTTGAAGGTGGCGGATTAACATACGGAACATTTAACATAACAGGAAGTAGTGCTGGTGCAGCAACAACTATTTCTGGTTCAAATACTTTTGGAACTTTTACCAGTAATAGAACTTTTTTGCATACTATTAAATTTACAGCTAGCACAACGCAAACTATTGGCACATGGTCTGTAACTGGTAATTCAAGCGGTATAGTTTATTTAGTTTCTACTACTGGTGGTACAACAGCAACATTATCAATTACCAATCAAACATCAGGAATTGATTATTTAAACATTCAAGATATAACTGCAAATCTTGCGCCTGTAACTTTTTATGCTGGAACTCATACTCAACTACAGTCAAATGTGCTTGGTGTTGCGGCAACAACTCCTATTACTAAGCAATACATTTATGTATTAACAAGCGGGACTTCTTGGACTGTTCCTGCAGGTTGGACTAACTCTAGTAACGAAATTCATCTATTTGGCGGTGGCGGAGGTGGTGGTGGAGGAACCTACGGTTCCCCTAACGGGGTTGGTGGTGGCGGAGGTGGTGGAGGCGGATATACCAAAGCAACCAATGTAACTTTATCAGGCACAATTTCTTATGCTATTGGTGCTGGTGGCACTGCTGGAGCAAATTTTGGTGGCACTGGCGGTACAGGCGGAGCAACCACTTTTAATTCTGGCGTTTATACAACTACTGGTGGAATTGGTGGATCAACCACGGCAACTCCAACATCCGTTGGTGGTGCTGGCGGCACAGGAGCAACAGCAAATGGTGGTATTGGGGGGCAAGGCTCTTTAACAACAGTTTCTGCTGCTGCTGCAAATGGCGGCGGTGGCGGCGGTGGCGCTGGTGGGCCATTAGGAAACGGAGCTGCTGGTGGAAATGCTTTTGCTGGCGGTGCAACAGTAGCTAATACTGCTGGCGGTGGGGGTGGCGGTAATGGGGGTGGTTCTACTGGCGGTAATGGGTCATCTGGAGTAGGGGGAACAGGCGGTAATAATAATGCTGG